ATGAAAGACGCCAATGAAGAACAAGTCGGATCACCCCGCACTGTTAAGCCAGACTCTGCAGATGGATGGCCACACTTTCACGAGCACAGCTTGATCGAAGCGGCAGTGAGAGAGGCTGCACGAGAGCTACAGGTGTCTTATGAAATGGCTTATATGTGCGCGCTAGGATCGATCTCCACGGCCTGCCAAGGACGCATTGACGTACAGATGCCTACTAGGAACAAGGTACCTGCATCGCTAATGCTGCTTACGATTGCAGAATCCGGAGAGCGCAAAACTGCAACGCAGAATTATTTTTTTGCGGGTATCCATGCGCTCAACAACGAAGCGCACCAAGCCCATAAGGCTGATCTTTCTGAGCATCGGATCCAGCACCAAATCTGGACAACCCGCAAACGCCTTTTAGAACGGCTTTACAATAAATCTGCGGTGGGAGAAGACGAACGCGCGACTCGCATTGCCCACGAAGCGCTTGAGGAACACGTGAGATCCGAGCCACATCCCGCCACCTCGGGTACGTTCCTATATGAAGATACTACCCCGCAAGCGCTTGTGCAGATGCTTGATGTAAACAATCCAAACGGATGCCTACTTACCAGCGAAGCGAACAGCATATTTAGTGGAAAGGCGCTAGGCGAGCTAGATAAGTTAAACACCCTCTGGGATGGCGGTACCGTTAATGTCGATCGTGTTTCCAGAGGGAACATTAATCTCGCGGGTGCGCGACTCACCCTGTCGCTAATGGCACAGCCAAGCGTGATTGCCAAGTTCATGGCCAAGCGCGGTGAAGAGGCACGCGGCACTGGATTTCTGGCTCGCTTTTTAGTCGTCAAGCCCCGTCCAATGGCTGGGCAACGAGTTCACGTCAGTGGTCAGCAACATACGCAACTTCGACAGCAAGAATTCAATGCCCGCATCCTTGAGTGTATGAAACTGACCGTTTCATCATCGGAGCGTCAGGTGCTACGCTTCTCAGAGCCAGCTGCGGATTTTTGGTACAAGTGCAGCCAGTACCTCGAACAAGAAATGCAAGAAAACGGCTTATATTACTACGCAAAGGATCACGCCTCTAAGCTATTGGAAAACGTAACCCGTCTGTCTGCCATCCTGCATGCTTTTGAAAAACCTTCAGAGCTCGATAAAGACATAGACCTTGCCACTTTAGAGTTCGCTTGGAAGTTCACCCTAGTATGCTCGAAACACTTTATTGAAAATTTAGCTGGCGAGCCGCAGCTTGTTACTGATGCAAACAACCTCGCCCACTTTCTTATTAAATTGCTCCCGCCTGGCGAATCCAGACCTGCAATTCGGAAACGAAGCAGTTCCTTCCAGCCAAATTCTCTATACGAGTCACCACCAAATAACTTAGTGACAGGTGGGATAGTCAACTTCACACTGACTGACGTCAAACAGAAGGGACCTTCGGGTCTAAGAGGGCGGGCTAATTCTGATCGGCTAGATGCGGCGATAACGCTATTGAATAAACTTGGGCATGTGGTAAAGGCAGGAGGTCGATACAGATTTTGTGAGACGATCCTACTCGAAAGAGGCGAGCCTAGCTTAAAGAATGGTGAGTTACTTACTATCAAAGAGTTGCCGCTATTCACAGAACAAGTGTATTGGGCACCCAAAAGAACCCGTGGGTTAACAAGTGGCGGAGGATACTACTTTAAAGTTATATAACCGCTAAGGTCAGCGTCCGGCCAATACCCTACAATAAAGACGCGAGTGCCTACCCATTTTAGTGGACTCCATTTTTAACTCTTATAAGCGGATACTCATGCGTCAGCGAAATCCTTACCATAAGTCATTCAAGGCGCAGATTGTTTAGGAGCGCGTTCAACCAAACGCTTCGGCGGTCAATGTCGCTTTGCCCCCGACATTAACGCCAATGTAATTCGCAGATGGTGACCGTTAGGCTGGACGATCGAAACGGTAAACCCAACTTGGCCGGAACGCATCGATGGTTATGCGCTCCTGGTACTTCAACAAGCCGCACTTACCGCTCAGTTTGGAAAGGACTTGGGTACAAAGCGAGCGTTATTAGACCCAAATATCCTTGAGCAAATAGAGATTGAGCTGACACTCTACGGAACAGCAATTGCTGAACTGCTGGAATTACGTGATGAACTGGCCCGAACACTTGCGCGGTTTTTCACTAAATATGATCTGCTCTTGTGCCCTACTATCCCGGTGGAAGCTTGGTCCATCGATCAGCTTGGCCTCGAAAGGATTGACGGTGAAACAGCAGGTCCCCGTGGACACGCGGGGTTCACGCCCATCTTCAGTTACTGCGGCGTTCCTGCGTTATCGCTGCCCTGCGAATATGGGCGGAAGCGGTTACCAGTAGATATACAAATTGTCGGCGAGTGCTATAGCGACGGACGGGCCATACAAGCTGCCGCTGCAATGGAGCAGGCGCTCGATCTTCATTTCGCTGCACCCATGCTAATGTCTTAATCGTCAGGCTAGTCATGAACTGCCCTTTGCTCAGAAAGACAGCCTGGCGCCAGAGAATTTAATAAACACGCTGTCAGACTGAACTACCGGGTACTAGCGCCGAGATTGCAAACGTCGGCTCTGGTGCGACAAAGCTTATCTTTAACCTCGCCACACTGTGTACATTCGTCTTCAGAAAGGCACTGATGATAATCGCTTGGACGGAGAACTATCGGCTTCGCCGTACGCACCTGCCTCTCCCGCCCAGCTCTAGGTTTAAAAAATAGCCGCGCTAGGCCTTCACCCATTTGATCTGGCATGAACGTAGTAAATACGTCCTCCAGATGGGTAAGCTGAGTAAAAATTTCATTAAATTTAATCGGTGGGGCAAAAAGTGGGGCAAAATTCAAAGACACCTAAAATCACCGCACATAAAAAAATCCACCCACTGTTAAGTGACTGGATTTTCTAAACTTTTTTGGTCGGGACGGAGTGATTCGAACACTCGACCCCTTGCACCCCATGCACGCAGGGCGCAAGAGAGCTTAGGAAAAACGCAGTATCTACGGGCGCTCGCTGCAAATGACTGTCTATAGATGCTTATGAGTGCATGAGAAAGTCACGCAAAAGTCACGCACCACTATTCCGTCCATCTACCCTCCTCTAGCCACCCTCCCTCTTTCCGACTACTGTATGCATCCTCAGTAGAACGGACCCTCTTATGAGCACGCCCTCACTCTCCGAATGGAACAGGTTAGCCGACGATCGGCATGCGCTTGTTCGCCTACCAGAACACCACACCTCTTACATGAAAGATGTGGCCGACCGCCTCCTGAGCACTCAGGCGATCACTAAAGATCGCTGGATGGACATGATGGAGGTCATCGACTCGGCAAGGCTATGGGCGGCTGAGGCATTGGCTACTTATTCCCCCGACTTCCTTAAAGGTGGCATCTACGAACTCAGGGACACGAACGGCAAGCTGGCCGGGATCGTCGAGCAGTCAGCTTTCGAGTTCTACAACCTGAGCGAAGACCATGGGGTCGTGAGACGAGATCCAAATGGCCGCCTGGAGTTTCACGAGCGAAACGCCGGGCTATATGGTTCGGTCGATGGTATGAGGATGACACGAAAGGATGGGCAGCAGTTCGACCTTGTTCTGGTAGGACGGATCATTAATGGAGAGAAGGCTTTAGATCAAACAGCATAGTTTGCTAAGACTGCCAAGCAAATTGTCGAGAACTCAACCTTCCCCACAGCACCTAAAAATTCCCGTTCATCGAGACCGCATTCCCTTCCCTTCAAAGACTCATTGCTGGGCACTGAGCTTATGGTTATAGTCTCAGGTCAGTTTTTTAAGGATAAGAACAAGTGTCAGCAGCAGATTTTTTTACTCGGGATGATGCGATAATGCTACCAAAGTCCCTAAGTGCTTCTGACCCCACTCCTCTTTTTGAGGTGTGCGATCAAATCCGTAAAAGAACTGGTGAGGTGGTTTTAGATGCCAGATATTTTGGCTTCATCGATCCGTTAGGATTAGCGGCCCTTCGATCTACCTTTGATCAGCTTCATGATGTGAAAACTCTTCACATACGCTTTATGCAGCAAAGCATGATCAACTACTTGATTCGCATGGATTTTTTCGAAGGTTTAGACGTTGAAGGTATTGATACGCAGGCTATGCGCGATCCTAAAGGGGAGCCAGAAAACTGCGTAGAGTTAATCAGAATTTCGGATGGTAAGTCTGAAGAGATAGCCTCTCGACTTGTTACAGCGATGACAGGCTGCCAGCCAAGTAATGAAGATGCTTTTGACCCAAACTTTGAAGCGATTCGCCGTCCAATTGAGTACGCTCTCAAAGAGCTTTTAGAAAATGCATTGTCTCATGCCAGAAGAGATGGAAATATTCATGCTTCTGCCTGGGTTGCTTGCCAGCATTTTCAAAACAATAACAACGTGCGTTTAGCAATCGTGGACAATGGTTGTGGCTTTCTAGCCACCTTACGCGGACATGAATCATTAACCAGCGAAACAGATCGGGCTGCTATTCGAACAGCTTTGATTGAGCGGGTCAGCTGTAATCGCGGTCCATATCTTGCCTATGAATGTGATAGTCAAAACCAAGGAGTTGGGCTGACTATGACTGCTAAAATTGCTAGCGCTGCAAATGGTCATTTGGTCATAGCAAGTGGTAACGCTTGGCTAAACACTGGATGCGACCTGGAAAAAACCTTAACGGATGCTTCATGGAAAGGAGTAGCAATTGCCTTTACTTGCGAAAGGGACAAGCTTCCCCAGATCAAAATCAGAGCGTTGTTGCCAGCCGTTGAGAATATTGTCGATGATGACATTAATTTTGACTGAACCGGCTTGTAGAAAAGCCGACTAATCTTCGTATTAAGTTTCAGTCAATTCGCACGATACGATCTATACTCATGCATACATTGCCGAGGGAAAGCGCCATGCAAGCTCAAATCAGCCTAGCCACAGGGACTGATTCCGTTCGCACACTTGGTATGAGGGCTTCCGCTACACCTTATCGTAAACAGATTGAGAGCCTACTGAATGAAGGTCACTCTGTAGCCATTGACTTTGCTGGAAAAGAAGCGACCCAATCATTTGTGGATGAGCTTGTTGGCGCCCTGGTTTTAAAGCGCGGACGAGCAGTACTGTCTAGTTTGAAGTTTCAGAATTGTTCTGAAGATGTACGCTCTATCATCAAATTTGTGGTGAATGACAGAGTGCATCAGTTGGCAATTGAAGCTTCAGCTGCCTGACATTACATCTTAAAAAACCCGGTCCATACGCCGGGTTTTTTATGTGTGCTAGAAATGCCCCTCTCGCTTCACTCCGCACATATAGCATTTCCGATACGGACCGTATCGGCCATCCAGGTGCATCATCACACCGCCGCAGTTCAGACAATCGCCATCCATATGGCCAGCCTGCCATCGATAAAGCATATAGCCCCGGTATGCCATCCAGAGGCACCCAACGCCTAGCCCTACAAACGCAACACCTTCCCCTATCTGAAAGAATAGATCACCGATAGGCTGATATGGCCCTTGGAATGAGCTTGCAGCAGAAGCAATCAATATCCCTATAACTGGTCCACCGGCAGTTACCAGTAGCGGTAAGAGAAACAACCTGAACAGCATCATCAGTTCCCTTGAGCCCATTTCTTCACTTACCCCAAAATCGTTCCGTTCTGAATTTTGTTAGCGCACTACATACCATGCGGTACCGTGCTGGCTTTAGATTAGCCAACTCCAGAGTGGCTCATAGTCTGCCATTGAAGCTAGGCGCGCATTATAGAATGCCAAGCCGCAATCCTGTGCTTGCGCACATCCACTCCTCTTGTCCTCATATCGGCAGTAAAGACGAAATGATTAATTACTCAGCGCTGGCGAGTTGTAGTAGCCACCACCTCCTACCCGAACTCCTATATAAAAGAGGCTTGCCCGCCATCTAGCCACCCCCTCAGCTCGCAGCGCCCGATATAGGACTGCGTCAGCCTCCTCTCTCGTTAACACTTTCCCTCGATCCGTACTCCCGCCTCCATATAAATAGTCATGAACGGTACAAGCAGCATTGCCATAACCCACCAACGTTCCGTAGAGGGGGCTGGCAATAATCCTGAGGCTGCGGATAGAGGCGAAGTTCGTAACGAAGCCGGTTGGTACTGTGATCGAACCGAATGCCGGATCTCTATAGATAAGCGGGCTAGTGAGCTGCCATTTCCAGCGGCTAGCCTGCTCGGCGATTAGGTGATTAGCGAAGTGGCCTCGTTCATTGTTCTCTGGCTCAAGCCATTTCACACGGGCCACCCTTGGTCTAGCATGCTGTCCTGGTAAGCGCCCTTCTCTACTGCTTCGGTCAGTTCAGCCTCATGGTCAAAGCAAGCCTGAACATGAGCACGAATGGCCGTTGCAATTGCGAGCAACTGTTGGGCATTGAGCTCTATGAATCCACTTGCTGTCTTCCAGCGACAGGCATAGGCACTGTCCAGCATGGCTGCCAGCGCAGCACCCGTAATAAGCGCCTGGCTGTCTCGGCCGGTATCGATGCGAATACCATTTACGGTGATGCCTTTTGTTTCCTCTTCATACCGGCGTGCTGCAATCGCTTCAAGTCTTTGGGCCTTGAGCGCAGCCGCTTCTTCCTCGGGTGTTAGCACAACCGGCTCAGGCGGTTCTGGCATGGAAAGCGGTACGTCTTCCATCTCGAGGTGCATCGTCAGCAGCGTTTTGATATCGGTAGGCTCGCCGTCGTGTGTCACGCTCAGCTGAATTACTCCATCAGCGTAGCTGCTGTCTGCAGTAATTCCATCTGCAGGATTAGTGATGATCCCCCAGCCGCCTACAGCAAGACCAAGCGTACCGTTAATAAGATAGATCCCGGTCTCAGGATGCTCTACGGTAACTGTCCCTACTGAGCCGGAAACAGTAAAGTCAATGACATTGCCCTCGGGACCAATATTGATTGCAGCGCGTCCCATTAGATGGCCCTCAGTGTGCCGTCAGCGGCCTTGGTGGTATTAGCCGTGGTGTAAACCTCGGCGAAGGGAGAGTAGGTGTTATCGTGAACAGCCCGTAACCACATGCGCGGCCACTTCCCGCTTATGTTGTAGGCCTGAGTCACCAAAATGGTGCGACGGTTAGCTAGGCCATACGTCACAACATTGAACCAACCAGGCAGACTGCCTACCCCGTCCGGCTCGGCACCGCTCCACTTATCGGTGGCATAGCTCTGAATGGTACCCAAGGGTTTGTTGTTTACATCAGCAGTCGTTTGTGGTGAGTTTGTACCAATGCCATATCCGTTTAGTTCAGTCTTGTTGACTCTGGTTGTATAGAGTTCATCGGTCATGCTGTTGATTTTGGTGAACGCGGAAACTGCCGACTCACCGCGCTTACCGTTCGCCTGAACGGTAGTTAGGTCGATTACTTGTCTTGCCATGGTTGGATTGCCTACTGCAGCTCGTGTGAGGGAATGGCGTAGATAAAGGGCCAGTTGAAGTTGGGGTTGTTGCCTGAAACGTCGCCGTACATGTTGTAGTTCTGCCAGTACTGCGCCTGATTTGGGGTGGCACGGTAATAGCCATAACTAGGAACATTGCCCGCCCCTGCTCCATCAAAGAGATATCCAGCAAAGTTGGAAATCAGGACGTAGCTGTTGGGGTTCACTGAATAGCTTGTGTTGGTTGTCCAATACCAGGTGCGATTCCAGCCGCTCTGGTTGGTCGGTCCATTTCGGGTAAAGCTGCGAGTCGCAAACTGGAAAACCATAGTGGAATAACCACTATCCAAGATGAGCTGGCCAGTGGCATCGAACAACTGTACACCGTAGGTCTGCGAACTCCTGGGCGGCATAAAAACCGCCACGCAATAGGTATAAGTCTGAACACTATTAATGATGTCCGGACTGATCCGCATCCCTGTCCAGTTACCGGCTGAACCGATGTACTGGAAGTTGCCACATCCATACCCGCCCGCCTGGATCTTCTGAAATACCAGAGGAGGTTGCTGTGTTGTGATTGCTTGCGGCCAGTTGATCGTGACTGCGCTCGTCGTGTTGGCTCCGATCGTGTATTGAGCAGTAAATACCCAATGCAATAACGAGTTATCGCTATCAATCAGGAGTTGACTAACATCGTTGAATATCTGGATTCCGTAGCTCATCCGAACGACACCGCCATGACCAAAACGCTGTCACCCGCCGCCATATCCATGCTCACGCGGTTACCTGTGACTCGGTATGGTGGAATGATTCCGCCATTTGGCTGAACCCAGATCATAGAGTTACTTCCCAGATTTCCCGGTACGTCGTAGATCATTCCTCGTACATAGGCACCGCTCGTATTGGTCACCACTTCTCGATGGATTACTCGCACCGAGAAGCGCGAACCGTCCAGGATGCGCCGCCCCTGCGGATCGTTGATTACAAAGTCATAAGCCATCAGCCTAACCACCCCATCCGCATGCGCAGGATGTTGTTAGCGTCGAAGAGAGAGATGTTTTGCGAGTTGATGACCATGCGACCTTGGCCAGCAACCATGCCGTTGATCTCGAACGTGCCGTCCTTGTTAATCCGCCATCCTGTCTGGCCGGCCACATAGTTATTTGACTGGATGAAGTCCCCAATCATGGCGTTGGTGATGCGGCCGGTACCGATGTAGGCTGAATTAATGACCGTCTGGCCGTTCTCAATCACGAACGGAAGCGTTGTTGTACTTCCGTCGTTGTTGAGCACTGCAAAACGGTTCGCCATGACCAGAAACTGGTTGGTAACCGTCCCGCCTGAGTAATCCACACCCAGCGCAAACCCTGCGGCATAACGCTGACCATTGGCCGTGATCTCGGTCTTGACGGTGTAAGAGGACGACACCTTACCGTCGAGTGTCGCTATAGCTTGTTGGCTAGTCTGGATGGCTGCGGCGTTATTCCCAATGCCTGCCTCGACCGTGTCGACGCGCTGGGCTACTGCCCGGGTTGCATCGGCTGCGACTGACTGCACCGTCACAGTACCGGCATATACCACTTCCTCCCCCACATACCAGTCAGTATCACCGGTAAGGTCCGGCGTGATCTGGGCGTACAAGGAATCAGTTCTGCTGGATTGCGCCGTGAGCTTTCCATCAATGGTGCCAATGTCGTTGGTATTCTTTGAGACCTGAGCAGCCAGTGCCCCAGCATCGCTGACGATCTGCCCCACATCCTCCCAATAGGTGTCATTGGGCGGAGCGTTACTACCATCTGCGGCAGCGGGAACTGCTTGGCGGGCCTGCCAGAGTCGCTTCCCTTCCCTGACAATATCTCCAGTTGCATAGGCCAACGCTGGGTCGTAAGCCAGGGCATCGGTTAGGTTGTTTATCTGCTCCTGAATATCGTCGATCTTGTCGATATCAGACAGTAAGTCCTGACCCAGCTGGCTTTTGGTGATCTTACCTTCCAGCATCTTGAGGTACTGCCCGACATCTGCCGAGGTGCGTGCTGGTACGTATAGAAAACCACTTCGACCGTAGGCATTCACCGACCGGACGTAGTAATGGTATGGCGTATCAAACGAGAGGCCGTTATGCGTGAGGCTTAGACCCTGACCGATGTAGGTTGCCTGTTCTGCGGGCACCTCTGCCGTTAGCGCTACGTAATACTCATAGGTGCCACCATTGAGGCTCTGAGCCGTATTGCGCGGAACTAGAGTGATGGCGTCTACGGTTGAATAGACAGCACAGCTTTCTGGTACCGGAGGCCCGTCAATATTGACGGTGATGGTCGCTTCGCCCGAGCGCGCTAGCGGGCCCTGGGCCGATACGCTCATGGTATAGCTGCCCGACACCAGCCCGTTGATGTTGCACTGGGTTGCGCTTGCCGGAACCTGAATGGCCTGAACCGCTTTCCCAGCCTGCCGCACCACTACGTTGTAATAACTGACTACCGAAGCTGGAGCCGTCCAGGACAGTACACCTTGGGTAACCTCGGCCAGTGTTTCTACCGACCAGGTAAGGTTCGATGGTGAACCCACAGAACCTGCAGGCAGATTTATAAAGCCGATCGGGTTATAGGGCTGCCCTACCGCATCATCAAAGATAGCCGGCTCATACTGAGATACCGTAACCGTACAGCCATCCAACGCGCCCATGGTCCAGTTGGTGACGATGAACTCGCCGTTGATATTGAGCGATGGCAGATTAACCCGCACCACTCGCCCGGGGCGGCAGTTATAGCCGTTGAAGTTCAGAGGAATACTGAGTGATCCACCCGCCCTACGCCTCCGTAGCTCGATGTTCGCCAGACGCTGAGCCTGATAGGAGTCGGTCACGTAGGAGAACGACAGCGTTTCGGATGCCTCACCGCCATCCTCCTGAACCCACTGATCTACTCGGACCTCGGGGTAGTCCGTTTCCGCCCATGCTTGAGATGGGTCAACAAAAGTGCCGGTGATAACATTGATTGCTGAGTCGTTATCAACCTCGCTGCTTCCTGCAACGGTGCCGATCACCATGTCTTCTGTGATCTCAAAGGCAGCAGGACCGTAATAAGCGCCAGCCTGCAGCATCCACTTGCCGCCGACACGAATCAGCCGCCCGGCACAGGATTGCTCGAGCTTTTGCAGGACTTGGGTGCGCGGCTCATCCGCACCGATGACACAGCCGGTGTGATACCGGTTGCTACTCGACCCATCCGCATTACCTACCAGCTCATCGCAGACGTTGGCGGCGCTCAGGAACGTCTCAAAGATAATCTCATCGTCTGGAATACCGCACCGGTTACGCAGATACCAGAGGATATGCAGTGCTGTGTTCTGGCTATAGACGTTGCCGCCAATGCGTGGATCGTAGATATCGTTCCGGCCACGCACCACAAAGCGCACATCCGGAATGCCCGATGGGTACTTTTCGGCGCTATAGCGAAGGGATAGCCTAACGTATGAAAGGCCACGGCCAATCTGGGTGTCTTTCCAGTCCGGACAGTTCTCTAGCAGGAAGGCATTAGGCTCGGTTGGATTGATGACAACTTCATATGAGGCGTACTCACCGTACGACGCAATGGCTTCCTCGTTCAGGTAGATCTCGGATACGCCGTCAATGGACCCTTCAGCCAGTACATAGACCAGATGTAGCCACTCGCCGTCTCCCTGGGCTCCGCCCTGCTCCTGCGCCCATACCAACACCCCACCGGTACCGGCCTGTCCAAGAATGAAACGTGCCGGAGCCTTGGATGAGCGCACCGTCTGCGCTGAAGGCTCGCTGGATCCTCCTTTGACCTTGGCCGACTTCTGGCTGGAGGCATATAAAGCCGCAGCCCCACCTACTAGCGCACCTTTCCACCCACCAGTGGCATAGCCAATAGCTGCGCCTACTGCTACCTGAGCGGCTGATTTGACTGCCTTACCCATTATTCAACTCTCCAGACCACCAGTGGATTGCAGTCGATACGACCCACTCCATCTTCCGCTGTCGACCAGCAGTTACCCGCCCAATACACAGCCACGCTTCGCCCATTGGCTCCGTCGTACAGAACCACGTCCCCGCGCTGCATGAAGGCAGGATTGACGCGCTCGAAATAGGCGTCCCACGCTGCTTCCAGGCTGCCATGGGTCTTTGCCAGAGCGCGCTTGGCCCCGGTTTCGGTCTTGTACTTGCCGCGGTACTTCTCGGCTGGATCCACACCGCATACGGCCTTGGAGCAGTCAGCCGCAAACAGGCAGCAGTCAAATTCGCCCCAAGAAAAAGGCCGCTCAGTGGCGGCCTTGATCGTGTCGTGCAGTCGTGTGGTCCAGTCTCGGTAGCGCATAGGGTTACTCGTAGGAGAATGATGGGGCGTCCTTTGAACTGCCCCAGTAGATCGGTGCTTCGCTCAACTGAGCCACGGCATAGAAAAAGCGGTCGTCTTGGTGTCTGGCCCGGTGGTTCTCATCCGTCCAACGCTCAGTTCCGGTCCGGCTCCACTCCGCCATGCGGTCAATGATGGGTACGGATATCGTGTTCCCGTCCCCGCCGTTGCCGCCGAAGGAAAACTGAGCGGCATCCATGCGGCCACTGAACAGGATGTCAGCGGCGTAGTTGCCCGCCTGGTCGAACACAACAAACATCAGCCTGCCGTAGCGGCCACGGCAGCCTCGAAGGTTCGTTTCGGACAAGATGTAGGCATCCAGGCCGGTCAAGGTCAGCTCAACCGTCATGGGTGATTGCGAGTTATCGCTTTCCTGCGACTGGCCCACCTCGCCAAACGTACCCACCCCGTCATAGGTGATACCGTCAATGACGATCTGCCCAGTGCCGGTGTGGGCGTATACCGTGCCGTCTGCGAAATCCAACTGGCAGGCATACACCGCCATGAAATTGCCTTGCGCGATGATGTCCACCACGCTTTGGCTGAAAGGGAAAGAGGCTGGCATTAGAAGGCCTCCCGGAACTGAAAGCTGCCGTTCGAAACCACCCGCTGAACAGTAAGCTGGTTGGTGTCGTCCATACGGCGCATCTCGGAATAGGGGTTCCGGTACTCGACTGCGGTGCCGGCTGCAATGGTCTTGCGGATGCGCTTGTTCAGGTTGAGCTGAACACGGCCGCCAGAAGTAGACACGGCATCATCAACCACCTCGAACATCTCGCCATTGACGGTGATGTAATCGCCCACGCTGAATACCTTGCGACTAGCGGTAACGCCCTGCAGAAGCATCGTTGTCGCCTGGGCGTTGGCCGTTACCACTGTTGGAGCGCCGATGTTGTCGCTTCGCCGACGAGTGAAGGCTGGAACATAGACCGTCCCGTACATACCCTGAAGTCGCCCAAGAAAGGCAGTCAACTCGCGCTCCATCTGCTTGGTCATCACGCCAAAGGTCAGTTGGCACTGCCAGTAGGCACCTGGATAACCCACCACCTGCTGAGCATTCGACAACGTTGAGGTAAAGGCACGGTTGTTATAAACGATGCCCCAAGTCATTTCGCTGGGGCGAATGGATACCGGCCACTGAATAGCCATCTAATTCTCCTGAACTGCTTAGCGGCTTATCAGCTGTCTAGCTGGCCCGTTTTGCTTAAGGTCGCGTAACACCATTTGATATCCCTGCCGGGCTCCCTGGTCAGCTGCCTGCCTGATCCTGGCAAGCGTGGCTTCGTCAGCCGTGCCTTGAACGCTGATGTGCTGAGTGATAGCGGGAGCGGATGCGTATCCAGCAGAACTGCTTGAAGTTGAGGCAGAGAGGTACCTTGTATCGGCTATGGGTGTGACATAACCACCCTGGGATCCGCTCATGAGGTAGGTTTTGCCTCCCTGACTGAATAGCTCAGGACCTTTCTCGTTCACTTCGTAGAACTTGTCTGGATCCACAGAGCCGCCAACTGCCCGGCCACCGCCGAAGCTGTAGGATGAGCCTTCGCTGAAGCCGGTCATGGTGCCAGATCCGCCAAATAGCGAGCTTCCTCCACTGAATGCAGAGCTTAATAACCCGGCTGCCGCCTGCCGCACCTGGATGCGGATCAGATCTTCGATTAGCGAATCGGCAAAGTCCTTGAACGACAGCTTGCCGGTCTTTACGAAGTCAACGATGCCATCTTCCATATTACTGAAGGCATTGGAGAACATTTCGCGGGTTTGGCCGGCTACGTTACGAGCATTATCCAAGTAATCATTGAAGGCATCACTTGCACCTACAGCCCAGTCTTGGTTTTGCTGATCTAGTGCCTGGTAGTAGTTTTGGTTAGCCTTGAGAGCAGTATTTAAGCTGCTCTGAATACTTTGGGATGCTCTCTTGTATTCTTCCGAGCCTAATTGATCTTTAGGTGTCGCCTTATCCAGCTGCTCTTGATAGCGCTGGAATTCACGATAGATAGAGCGCTCAGACTCGATACGTTCGCGAGCCTGACTACCCAGCCCTGCCCCCGAGAGTTGTCGATCGTACTGCTCTTGCTGGTTACGCAAGGAGTTACTCATTGACTCTTGAAGCTGAGCGGCTCTCTCTACCAAGCTATTTAGTTGGCGGCGCTTTTCTAGCTCTTCCTCAAGGGACACGTTGACTTTAAGCTGAGCCCGTTCCTTGGCCTCGTTCGCCAGCAAGGATTTCTGGTCAGCTGTTAACGTCCCCTTGGTCTTTAGATCAGCTATAAGCCGCTCAAACTCTGCAAGATCCTTTTGCGCCCCAGTGAGCTTCTGAGTAGTGTCTAGCTGTGCACGCAAGGCAGCCTCTTGCTGCCCGAGGGACTGAAGCATGCGTGTGGCTGCATCATCCTGATAGGCTTTGGTGCGCGGTTTGGACAAGCTTTCTTCATACTTCAATCTCTCCGCTTCGACTTGTTTGTCGATCTCAGCTTGGTCTTTGCCTGCCTTTAGGCCAACCTTACGGATCTCCGCTATGTCGTACTCAAGACGCGCTTGCTTGCCTAGGTTGCCTAGCTTTATACGGTCCCAGTCAGCTTCAGCCTTCAGGCGATCCTTAGCCTCACCACTATCAATAGTCTGTTTAACCGCTGCAGCAGCAGTTTTTTGGGATGCAGTAAGTTTGTCTAACTGACTTTGTAACTTTGCTATTTCAGCAGGTGTATCAGCAAAGGGCTCAAAACCGGAGCCTACAGTACTTTTTAAATAGGCAATTCTTTTCGTCAGGTCATCAATAATTTGCGCATCTGGCGCAACCCGGCCAATCGAAAGAGCTCCATCAATGGTCTCAGCCGCTGCCTCTTTAAGCAGTTTCCATGCGTGCTCTATAGTTCCAAGATTCTCGGCTATTTGCGGTGTTCTTTCTGCGATAACTCCAGCATAAATTTTGAACGCCGCAGATGCAGCATCCTGCTCTCGACCTTGCTCCTTTAAGGAGTGAATCTGATCAAGCTGACTTTGAGTCAGAAAGTGATACTGATCATTTAGCTCAAGTATTGCGCCGACAGGATCCTTACGAAGCTTTGCAAACTCAGCGACGGTGTCCTCTACTGATTTGCCAGTAGCAACTCGCATTTGCTCGGCGGCTGTAGCAACAAGCTTTATCTGTTCGCCCGTGAACTTTCCTGACTCAGCAACTTGAGTAAGCGCAGCGGCAGCGCTTCTTTGTGTTACTCCAGCTATCCCATCCAGCTCTCGCGCTAGATCAGATAGCTGGCCGGAAGTCACACCAGCATATCCACCCGTTAAAATCAGTGCTTTATTGAATTTCTCTGACTCTTGGCTTCCTTTGTAATAGGCAAGAGATAGCGCTCCGACGGCAGCCGCTCCAAGAGTGAAGGGGTTAACTAGGCCAAGAACATAGCCGCCCAGGGCACGAGCCGCAGGGCCAATACCACCGAACATGTCCTTTAACTGCCCGCCTTGCTGGAGAAAGACAGTTAAGGGTTGCTGTCCACCTTGAAGCGATACGACTATGTCTGTGAACTGTGCCGGGACATTGCGCATAGCCGCGGCTGTCTGCTTAGCAGTATTTCCTGTACGGGCTAGATTGTCATTCGCCCTAGCTAAGGCTTCACGCCCCTCATCAATCTTTTGTCTGTATTGAGAGTATGTATCCAAGTCAATTTTGTTGGATGAGCGCAACTGATAAAGCTTGCGCTCCTGCTGATCAAGGCGCTCAAAGGCTTTAGTTGTCGGATCGATCTGGCCAAGCAGCCTCGAAATCTCGTCCTTTTCAGATTTGATCGACTCTTTAGCTTTCTCGGTTGACTGCTCAAACTTCCGCGAGGCCTGCTCCGCTTTTTCTCCCGACCGAGCAAGTTTATCAAGCGCCTCTGAGCCCTTATCTACTTCGCTTGAATCAACCCTTAGACCAAGGGAAGCGATATCGTTAGCCATGCTTTTCTCCGGCCAATAAAAAACCCGCACTAGGCGGGCTGTGTCATCAACATAAGTTAATTACATTCTGATCCAGAGTTAACGTAGACAGCTTGAACCAGAGCGTTAATACGAGGCTCCTGGCCAGAGAATGTAATACGAATAGCTTTTAAGTCATTATCAAGCTTGAATCTATCTGAAGACCAAACAACCCCCCAGTCAACGCTCTGATCTTTCACAGGCTTCCCATACTTTTTAGTAAGGTCATCAGGGAGCTTAGAATCTGAGCCTCTAACATCATCAATCGATGCGCTCACCATGCATAGCCCTGATGTCTTACCTAGGACATATCGATAGCTACTTGCTTCGCTAGACATATCTGGGGCTTGAGGGGATATATAGGTAGTCTGTCCTGACTCCTTATTTTCGAATTCAACTTCAAGCTTTGCGAAAGCAGATATTTGATCTGCTGTTAATCCTTGCTTGGTTCCGAAAGGCCCAGACCAAGGGCCTTTATCTTCCTTTTCGCACCCAGCCAGTAGCACAAGCCCGGCGATAAGCAGTACCTTCCCCTTCATACGACCTCCCGAGAAAATGAGAACCATATCTCAGGATGTTGGGAAAACCTAGGCAAGGGCTATAGATGTCATTTCTTAATCGATTTATTCGGCTTTTTCAGCCTCAAGAATCAGAAGATACAAATCCCTCCAAAAGCCCCAAGGAATCATTGATATTCAATCGGCATGATTTGTATAAGGCTCCCTCTTTAATAGGCGATTGGCCCATCAAAGAAGAGAGAGTGTGTGTACCGATCGAGGGTCGACCCGAGCATGTGGTTATGACCTTGCTCAGTCAAGGTGAATGGCTCGGATGCCACTCAGAAGGGCATCTAGTGCGCAGTATTTTCCGCGCTTTAATATTGCCTGATCTCATCTATGCCAATCCTTTCAAAGGCATTGATAACGACACGACTCCGTACATGCACGCTATCCATTTCTTAGTAAAGATGACATCTCATGGCGTAGTTGGGAGTCCATATCACGACACAACACCAGAGAAATTCATCGATAGAATGCATAACACTATTCATAGGCGATTAAGAGAGCCTATATCAGGGCTTCAGACTGATTTCGATGCAGTGGTTAACCGTGGGTCTATCCTTACCTCAACCCCTGTTAAAGAAGGGGTCCCGATAAATAAATTTATATCAGCTATACATGAAGGCTTCTGGCATGACTTGCTTGATATATATGCTATCGGCAATGGGAAACTGGCGTCGGGATGGCCAGATCTAGAGCTTAGCGACGGAGTATCATTCAACTTCGTCGAGGTAAAAGTCCGAGACCGACTTACACCTAATCAAAAAGACACTATTCCAATACTTATGGACCTTGGACTGAAATGTCGAGTTATAAGGTTGATCAGACGGTGATCACTTACCTGTAGACGCTACCTATGCGCAGTCTGAATGAGGCAAGGGCATAAAAAAGCCCAGCGCTAGGCCGGGCTTCTTACCTCGAACACTCTTACCGCGGGACGCAGTGACCGCCCTTATGGTGCGAGCCCGTCCCACCTGTTGGGGACGTACCCTTGGGGCATGCGCTCGCCATCATCGGTGCGGCCAGGGCAATCATCAAGCTAAGCAATGCAATCTTCTTCATATGGACCTCCATTTTCCTAATGACTGATATCAGTCCTTGTTGATATCGGCTTAACGTGATCAAGCTTTAGATACTTAACTTGCCGCGAAAAATAGCTTAGAAGCTACCTTGGTCAACGATGAATAACGGCGGACGTATTTCACCACTTGCCCGTAGGCCAATAAACGCGTGCGATTTCTGAGAAGACTTAGAGCCATGCGGACCGTTTATCATATTTGATCAAGCAAACGCTTTATTTTTGCACCTATTTCGGTACACTTTACAAAGTAAAGCCAAGGATGTGCGTAGTGGATCCTCTAGCAGTCAAGCTAAACGTCAAATTCTTCATTAGCGATCTAGGAAACGAGCCGGTAAGAGACTGGCTGCGAGATCAGGACTTCAACATCCGCAAGGCTATTGGAGAAGACATTAAGACGGTTCAGCTCGGCTGGCCAATAGGAATGCCGGTCGTACGTAAGCTTGAGAATGGCTTATGGGAGGTCCGCACCAAGTTTGATCATGGCATTGCTCGGGTGATCTTTACCGTTGTTGGCTCTGACATGGTTTTACTGCATAGCTTTATCAAGAAATCCGAAAAAACGCCGAAATCTGATCTGGAGACGGCGAGAGATAGAAAATCATTACTTCTTAGGAAACCGAAATGAACGCAAATATTGGATCCGACTTTGATGACTTCCTCGCTGAGCAAGGCATCCTTGAGGAGGTTTCCGCGACTGCTCTGAAGCGCGTCATTTCATGGCAACTGACAGAAGCTATGAAACAAGGAAAGATCACTAAAAAGGCCCTGGCTGAGCGCATGCACACAAGCAGGACCCTAGTTGATCGCGCTCTGGATGAACGAGACCCCGGCATGACAATCGCCACCCTGGCTAATGCTGCTAAGGCAGTCGGCCGGCGTGTAGAGATTCGCCTTTTGCCAGAGCATGAGCCCGCTTAATTGATAAGCCTTATCCATCCTGTCTCTGCTCTGCCATAACCTTTAGCGCCTCTGCCTCCATAACCCTGACGTCATAAAAGACGTCGGGTTGATGCCTCTTTTTGATTCCACAAAGGCGCATCACGTCAGGGAGCGCGCAGTAATCCAAACCTGTAGCTCCGCAACCACCCGTGCGCCACTGCGTACCCATTGCTTCAAAGACGGTGAACGAGTTCCAATTATCCGGCCAAATGAGGACGTCTTCGCTGTCCAGGTCGGAGAGGAAGAGGCCCATAGCAGCAAGCCCCTCCTCGTCCTCACGCTCATAGAGCGCCTGGGCAGCTTCCCTCAGTTTCCCAAGCGGGCCTGACGGATCTCGTCGAGGTAGGTAGATACAATTGCTGAACCCGCACCCTGGTAGTTCTGGATGAGCTTCTTGATGTTGTCATCGTTGAACTCATCTTCCAGCTCCCAGCCCGTTGCGACTGCCTTGATCGACTCAACCTCAGTCATGCCCTGGGCGCTGGCCGAAACCTCAGCCAGCTGGTCCTTGGTCATGTGCTTGAAGGTGAAGCGGACGTTTTCAGTACCTTTGCCATGAATAGGTACGGGAACAATCGCATCAAAGGTTGGGTTAGGGTCTAGCTTGAACTTCTTGCTCATGATTCACCTTACGCCGCGTAACGGACAGGACGGCCAGCCAGGGACAGGGTGATGGAGCGCGTCATAAGGTTATTACGCCCCAGGCTTGGTGTAGCGCTGATATTCGTATATGCGTTGTAAAGAATCTTGGAGCCATTAGGCAGATTCAAACGCCAAGCGCGTGGATCACGATCCTCATCAGCCGCCTCAACTACAGGCACATATGGTTGACCTGGGTCATCTGCAACGGTCAGTGTCATCGTGATTGCGGACTTGGTAGTTGGTAGCTGGCGATCCTCATCCTCCTCTAGGAATCCGAAGGTAGCGAACTGTTGCTCACCTCCAGATGTAGCCACTTCTGTAATCTGGCTTACCTGAGTCCAAGTCAGAACTTGTCTTAGCGTTCCAGTACCGCCACCTGCTGTGAATATAGATGCATTAGAGGTATCCACAGCTTCGAGCTGGAACGTATCTGCTGTAGGGTTTACTACCCGAAACAGTCGGTCATTCAAGCGTGTCCAGCCAGTGGTGAAAACTACTACATCACCCTCATCCAAGCCGTGTCCGGCAGCAGTGACTACAGCGGGGTTTGCGTTTGTTACGGCAGTGACAGCTACGGCAGTACCGTAGGTTGCACCAATTTCCATTGTCGAGCCGTTAGGGAGGCGATAAGCCATTGCGTTTTCCTCATTGCAGAAATGAAAAAACCCGCTCAATGGCGGGTCTTGGTGTTGCCCCAACGGGCGATTAGTTGGTGTCAGCGCGGTATGTCAGGCTGACCGGAATGGTGAAGTCGGTATCGCCTTGGATCTCCCTGGCTACGGCCATAGGGGTAATGATCTGGACGATAAAGGCACCTTTGCTTAAGCGGTCGTTAAGCGGATACAGAGCGGCAAGCTCGTCCGCCAAGGCTTCCCCTGCCCCGGCTCCCTTCCCTGCCGGCGTCACAACGCTGACCTGGAAGATGCCGGTGTATTCCCGATGATCCCCGGCGAGCGTCAGGCTGTCGGTCAATGCGGGAAGGGTGGCAGTCGTTAAGTAGGTCTCAGCGTCAGCCGGGTCGAAGCTCACGTTCTGGTAAGCCACTCGGAGATTCTTGGTCTTGGCCCATGCAGCTAGGCGGGCTTCAAGCAGTGATCGAATAATGCGATGCGACATGCGTTATTCCTATAAAATAGTAATGTGCAGCTAGGGTAGCTCCCGAAAAGCCGCTTCATCCCCGGCCTGCTGCATCACATCGGGATGTCTACTCTGTGATGGAGAGTAATCATGCAAGAAGTCTGGAAGCCGGTTTCTGGCTTTGAATCTTTATATGAAGTTTCAAACCTAGGCCGCGTTCGTTCTCTCGATAGGCTGTGCCAGCACAAAGATGGTAACGCTACCCGGCGCGCTGGTCGCATCCTTAAGCCGGGGCTTAGGGCTGGATATCCATTCGTACAGCTTTGCGATAATGAATCCAAGAGACAGGCACATGTTCACCGCCTAGTCGCTGATGCTTTTTGTGTTAAACCTGAAGGCTGCAATGTTGTGAACCACCTGGACGGCACTCGAACAAACAATGAGGCCACAAACCTTGAGTGGACAACTAATAAAGGTAATGCCAAGCACGCTTATGAAACTGGTTTAAACAGAATTCGCATTGGCGAGATTAAAAACGTCTCAAAGTTAAAGTTAGAGCAGGTCAGATCTATCAGGGCGCGCCTCATATCGGGTGAGTCATGCACTGATCTAGCCAACGAATTCCGCGTTGGCGTTATGACCATTTCAGATATACGCCGCGGCGCGAGATGGAACACTCCAGAAGATGTCCACCTCATCATTCAGTGCAAAGATTCTAAGGCTTATACCTCTAAAGGCCAGAAGCACCCGATGTCAAAGCTATCGGAAGATGATGTCAAAGCCATCATTAAAAGACTTTGGAGCCGGGAGCCCCAAAAAACTGTTGCTAAAGACTATGCAGTGAGCGCGGTCGTTATATCTAAAATCAACCTCGGAGAACTCTGGGGTCACATACGAGTTTGTGAGTGTGGTGAGCCACCATATTTCCTATTAAGGAACCGAAGGAAAATTCCTAAACCTGATTCCTTAGAACTGCCTCTCTGACAATCTGCTGAAACTTAGCTACGGTCACTCTTATCATTCCGCTAGGAGCTTTTTGAGAGTGGCCATATTCGAGAGGGATGCTGTAAGGCAGCGCAGAAACGATCCAAGCCACTTGTCCTGGCTCAAGCTTATTGGCTTCAGCGACTAGGGCAGCGATTGTCTCAGTACCCTCTTTATCGTATCGCTCGGGACTTACTGTGCTAGGGGCCCCTATCGTAAGAACCCATGATCCTTTCGCACGACCAGTATCTACTGGCGTTATATTGATAATGGTTTCACCAATCTGAATCACTACATCCTTAAAGGTTTGCTCAATAGCGGCCAAAGCCTCTAGCTGGAACTGCTCAAGTTGGGTAGCAAAACTGCCATTCTTGTCGCCGTATCGGGCGGTCATATGTGAGCCACGCGGCATAGCTATTCCCTCGCTTGAACTTCAAAGCCAACGGCTAGACCTGCATAGTTCCAGGGCTTTACGTTGACGATCGCATACTTTATTTGATCGAAGAGGATGCTGTCCCCCTGGCCCGGCTTAGGCATGTCCATCCCATTAAGCAGGACCGGTGAGACAAGAAACTTAACGTCATCTTGTTGAATGGTAGTGCCGTTAATATCGGCTTGATCAAACGTATCTCGGAAGGCTGAGCCCCTGAACTCTTCAACCGTCTCGCCTGCCGTTCCGGTCTCAGGGTCGTACTCGCCAGAGGTTACGCGACGCAAGGTCATTTCCAGCCCTTTACCACCCTTGCTACGGGGCGCGAGCATACGAGCCGCTGAGGCTTTGGCCCGATCATAGATATCAGTCATTTCCATCTCACCCGGTAAGAGACGTTGCAGCGGCAGCGGGCTAGCTGATCCCAGCCGGCACCCAAGGTTGAATCCCCTGGATACATAAGCAATGCACCTGTAGGGGCACGAAACGGCTGATTGAATAAGACCCGCTGCCCTTCCATCATTCGATGATCGTGGCGGACCTTTAGGTCATTTTTAGATTTCCAGATCTTCTCTATGCTAACGGGCGCTGTCGGCTGACTGGCCAACTGTTGATAGAGTTGATTCCATCCTGCGTTATAGGCCTCATGGGCTTTGGCTTGGGCTAGCATTTCTGCCCTGGCCTTCAGCTTGCGGTCTGCATAGGCGCTGGCTATTCGCGTAGCGTCTGCCTTGCTAACAGGCTTTCCCGTATCGATTGCGCTTTGAACAATACTGTCCAAACGCTTATCTCGGTCGATTCGCTTAAGGTACTGCTTCATTTGGGCTGGATCGCCACTCAACAGCTGATCCATTGCATTGGCTACAGCCTGAGCATCATTTCCCGTTAGGCCCACTACACCACCGGAACGATTGCCAGTCTGCGGACTTACCCTGCCAACGATATCCAAGGCCGTTTCGCGAGCTGATTGGCCGCGACTCGTACCAGCAGCCATCATAGTTCTGATCGCCTCGCCCTGGCCTTCCTTGACCTCTTCCCGCAGGGTCTCGGATGCTTCTTTAAGCCAAACCTGCGCCTCATCGCTTTGAATATCGAACTCAACCGGCTTATCGCCAGGTATACGGATCTTTTCTGACTGACCTCCAGCCATGTAGGCTGCTCGAATGCCCTCCATAAGCGCGGCGAATAAGCCAAGACCTAATAGTTCTTCAAGACCCTGACTGTCCTGCTCGGCAATTAGGCGCTCAACTTCGACAATCGTAGCGGCATCCACTACTGAGCGGATCTGATCCAGATAGGCCTGCTGCAGTCGTGGCTCTAGGCCTTCGATGTTGCGCAGGATCTCGGCTTCAGTCATACCACCATGACCCCCGGCAATTCATAGCGAGCCACCAGAACCGGGGCAATGATCTCGTCGATTACCGATATCACCGGCCTGACAGATTCAGAGGTACCGCCATCAGCGGACACAGCGTACTCCGTATCAATAGGCCCAACCTTCTCGCGCTTAATCGCAGCAGCTGCGACAAAGTCAGGACTCAGGCTGCCTGGGGACAACAGCTCACGAATAGCGGCTTCATACGTGGCGTACTCGACCTCAACCGGAACCTCTTCCCCAGGGATGGGGTTTCCGTCGTAGTCAGTAGCACCTGTGCGGGGCCACTCTCGTTCCTGCCCTCTTGCTGCCGTCTTGCTGCCGGGGAACATCGACTCCCAGCGTCCAGATGCAAGCTGCTTGCGGTAACGTCCGTCAATGTAGACCGAGGCCCGGATCAAAGCTGCCTGCTTGGCTGATTCGTCACCGGCCCAGGCTGTATTTGCTCTGGCTTCGTGGTAAGCATCAGCCGCGGCTACTGTTCCGTAAAAGTCTGGCATCGATCTATCTCGAATAAGTGGGCGGCGAACCGCCCGAAGGGATTACTGGCCTTGTTTGGCCTTGGCTTCTTCCAGCTTCTCGCGCAGGGTTTCAACCTTGCTGCGGGTAGTGGCGTCGATGCCGTAGGTCTTCAGCTCAGCAATCAGAGCCTCTTTTTCAGAGTCTTCATCCGGACCCGAAGCAGCAGCCTCACCGACCGAAAGGATCTTCTCGTCCAGATAGAATTTGATGTTCTGACGGTCCTTGAACTTGTCCCAATCAGCGACTTCAGCGGTCTGACCGGGCAGGAGGCGAACTCCTGCCACTTCGATCGGAGTCTTGTCGTGGTTGTTGGTAACTTCAGCCATGGGAACCTCCTTAGATGCCGTCTACGTAGGAGAACAGCAGTGGTTGGCGAACATCTACACCGCCGAGGCGGAAGATACCGGGCACTTCGTAGCGGATCGGGCCAGCTTGGAACACCGGCAGGAAGCGATGCGGCATTGGGATGTGCACCTTCACAACTGAAGGATCACGGCGGTAGGCCACCATACGGCGAGTGCCACCGGCACCGGCTGTATCCAGCTGACGCAGACCACGAACAGACAGCTGCTGACCGGTAACAGCCGTGTATACGTTGTTACGCAGTAGCCAGCTGAAGATGGTCTCGGTGGACAGGTCACTAACCATACGAGTGGTTAACAGCAGCCAAGCTGAGTAAGGCAACAACAGAGTATCGACCGGAGCGGTGTACAGCGTACCGGTGTACTGGCCTGTCAGCTGGTTGTTAACGTCAGCCAGGATCTCGGCAGGCGTAGCGGTTGCCCATCCGCCTGTAGTGGCGGTGCCAACAGTCACGCCCGGCGCGTTAATCAGGCCATAGAAGCCCTTGGATGCGTCACCACTGATAACAACACGATCAACCATCTCTTCGTAGGCACGACGAGCTGCCTGAGCATCGTCACCAGGGAGGTTCATGCCCAGCATCTGTGCTTGGCTGATCTCTTCCAGACCGTAGGCGTAACCAATACCTGCTGTATACACAGCGGTCTCGTTCTTGGTCTTCTCGGTGCCAGCGATTGGGATATCGTCGGAGTTGCCGTTAATCCAGCCTGCTTTACCGAACTTGTCGGAAGAGTAGTAGGTAACAGTCTTGGCCCACGGGCTTGCAGTGGTATCGACCGGTACCAGCTGTGGGTACTGGATGTCAGGATACTGAATCTCGTTAACCTGACGTTCGATGTAAGAGGTCTGAGACGTCACAAAGCCCATTGCGGCCTGGGCGTCCAGAAGCTTGATTGCGGACATTAATTACTCCTTAGCCCAGACGGACTTGAACGATTTGGTTTGCTGCAGCGCTGGTGTCGTAACGAGCGCCTGGGATTGTCACGCCGCCGATCACGACTGCTGCGCCTGCTGTTACAGCGGCAGGAGCGGTAATCCACAGCGCGCCCTTGGTCATCACGCGGGCTGACTCGTACTGGCTGAACTTGCTGCCAACCGCTACAGAGCGATCCATGACAGTGAAGCCAACGAAGGTGGCTGCGGTACCGGTGGTGGCAGTCACGCCCTTGTCACGAGTACCTTGGTATACAGGCACACCGAAAGCGATACCGGCCGCGTCCTCAACGTTACGAGACAGCAGGGTCTTCGGGATCATGTCCACGAGCGCGCCGGGTACGCCTGCGCGGATGTTCTCGGAATAACTTGTTTGAATTGGCATATCTATACCCTAGCCTTTGGCTATTCAGAAATATATAATGAAACAAGCCCATGACTCAGCGCTTTCACACGGAGGAGAAATGCCAAATCAAACGTCTTGCAAAGTAGAAGGCTGCCTATCTCATTCTCGAGCCCGAGGGTTTTGCGAGGCTCATTATTCTCGCTGGTACAGGCACGGTGATCCGCGCGGCGGAAGGCCAACGAAAAAAGGGGAGCCTATGCAGTGGATGAAAGAGCACATAAGCCATACAGGAAATGAATGCCTAACTTGGCCTTTTGCTACTCTGTCAAACGGGTATGGCGAGATAAGTCGAAATGGCAGCACTATGGGCACTCATAGGCTTATGTGCGAATTAGCACATGGCTTGGCGCCAACTGAGGACCATCAGGCTGCTCACTCCTGTGGCAATGGTCATCTAGGCTGCGTCAACCCAAGACATCTACGCTGGGCAACTAGCGCAGAAAACCTTTCTGACAGGGCTTCTCACGGCACCCTCAATAGAGGGGTAAGAAATGGCAAAGCCATCCTTAGTGAGGATCAGGTCCGAGAAATAAAGAAATTAAAGGGCACGCTATCCGAGCGTAAGATAGCCGCACTTTTCAACGTCTCTCGGGCAACTGTTAATTTCATCCTGTCTGGAAGGAATTGGGCTTGGCTTGACTAGATAGCCATTATTTAGCACCTCCAGTTTTCCAGGCATTCTGAAGGCGTGCTTCATAGGCGGCCTGGCCGTTGTCGTTGATGTTCTGCTGCGGCTTGCTGTCCTGCGCCTGGAAGTGGCTGCGTACCGGGTCCTGCTTGGCAGCGTCTTCAACCAGCAGGTCGAAGCGAGCCTGAACGTAGGCCTCCGGCTTGCCAGCGATAGCGGCATCGCCAAACTTGGCTACCACAACGGCTTTGCGGATCTCGGCGTCAGATTTGCCGGAGTAGTCAGCATCGGCGATGGTCTTGGCGGTGGCGATCAGGTCGGCACGCTCTTTCACGCGAGCATCGATCTGGGCATCGCTCAGCACCTTGGCTTTGGCGTCATCCAGAGCGGCTTGGAGCTTGGTGATCTCATTGTCTTTGGCAGCCAGAGCCACTGAATGGGCATCAGCCAGCTTCTGAGTGTCTGCCTTGGCATCGCCGAGCTGCTTGGTCAGCTTGTCGATTGCCTGAGCGCCCTGGTCAGTGGTTTGAACGGACAGGCCATCTACAATGACCGTGCGCAGTTGATCAGCCATGTCATGGCCTCCTTCGTGGTTAAGTAAGGGTGAAGCACCCCAATGGTTCGCACTGTCGCCAATGCGGAGTTGGTCGCCACCGCGAGCGCGGGGCACGATTGCTAAGTGATTGATGCGGATACCACCGTCCATAACTGCTTGGTAAAGCGTTCCGTCTGGGGCCACACCGTCTTCGAACTTGATGCTGGATTCGTAGCCCATCGATATTTCGCGGGCTACGTTCTCTTGAACGGTCTTGATTGCCGCGGCATCCATCAGGACGATAGGCACTCGGACAAACTCTCCATCACGCATGATCTCTGAGCCGACACTGCCAGCCGCGTGATCCTTCCAGTTCTCAGCAGTTACCGGAACGCTAGGATGGTTAATCGTTACTGGCTTGCCGGCGAAGGTGGAAAGACTGTCCTTGTTAAAGACGGATGACTCAGGCCGGTAGACCGTCACTGTCCCCGGCCCATCAAGCCCTAGTTCGCTACGAAGGTATGTCTGGCATCCTGTTCTAGCGCATCTAACAGAAGCGGTCATGTACCCGTCTGAAGTGATCCTAGGGGCACCATCCAGAAGCACCGAATCAGTGAACTTCATTTTCTGCACCCATAAAAAAGGCCGCTCAATGGCGGCCTGTTGGTTTAGTTCGTTTCAAATGTGACGCCATATCTCTCGGCGCTTGATCATGCCAATCAGTCCCTGCGTGACTCCGTAGGCGGCGGCAATCTCTATCTGCATTCGAGGATCGGCACGGATGGCAATGACATCCTCTTCTGACAGCTTTGACTTATGGTGCCTCTCACCAAACATATGACGCTTTTTCTGCACCATGTCATCGGAGTTATCTTGAGTTGACCCAAGGAAAAAATGACTAGGATTGACACAGGCTCGGTTATCACAGGTATGACAAACCTTTAGCTCTCCTGCATCTTTGCCGTTAGCTAGGAAGTAGGAATACCGATGAGCTTTCATCTCAGTAAGGCCGAGTGAAATACGACCGTACCCGCCTGCATCCTTCCCCGCCGTCCAGACCCAACAATCTCCATTAGGGCCATGACCTTGGCTTTTATCTACGCTCACCCAGAACCTTTCCTCTGTGCTAGGCGCCTTCATCCGTCTAACCTCATTGCCAAGCTTATTGGCGCACTTGAGCGAGCACAGACGCTTCTTATTCCAGCGATAGGGGGAAATATCAGCTGTCTTCATGAAGGTCACGCCACACACAGGGCAGGTCTTTTCATTTGGGATATGAGAGTACTTAGACGGGCGCATATAGACACCGTAATAGTATAATGGTCGGTATCACCATTATATATCATCAATGCCTGTTCCCTCATCCTCCTGAGTGCTTTCTCCATACTTTTTCATAGCCGTTTCAATGCCTGGAAGAGCGTTGTTTTCAACCAGAGCTGTCACAGCAGCAGCACTTAAAGCCTCTTCAGGAAGAAGCCTTGTTTCGCTTAGGGTCTTAATGGTTTCAGCAACAATCTTCCCGTTAGTAACGCGCTGAGTAGGCGTCGTCTGCCAGAGGCTGTTCCACACGTAATAGATCTCGCTTGGTCGGTTACCGAGTGCTGAACGAATTAAACATTCGTCGAATACCGCCATAGCTGGGCCTATCTCAAGCTCCTGCATTGACTGAATGCGATCTTGGTAATTCAGAAGATCGCTCTCTCCGGTGCTGTTCATTCCAGCCGGAGCCTGACTCAGATAGCGAGTGGCCGGGATGTCTGATGCAGCGCATACCTGCTGTAGAAACCGATCAGCGACGTCTGGCAGCGTGCCGAAGTTTGCGGACTTGGTTTCGTACTCTTCCTCCTTATCCAGGAGAAGCATTCCGTTAGTGCCTTTGGCTGTGCCAGCAAGACTCATCCGCTGCAGTACATTGTCTCTGTACTTCTGGTCGTTCACGTTAGCCATGAAGTCAGGGATACGAATCACGTCAACCTTGGCTTCAAAGACCATGCTGGCAATGTTTGCCATCGTGGCATCGGCCTGTTTGATCGTCTCCGATACGGACAGGAGGACTGAGTCACCCCACCCGTATTCGCTAACCTGAACTAGTTCCTGGTCAGGTATCGGTGCACCGACGAAGATTATCAGCCGTGAGGGATGGATATCGAATGCGCCACCCGCCAACCGGTAGGCTTTAGGCTTTCCGAAGTATGCCGACAAGACATCACGCTCAAGCTCGGTAGGTGACAGCTGACGCTTGGTCAGTACGTTCAGGTACTTGACTCCACCCTTGCCGATTCGATTGGGATCAAGAGGCTTACTGATATCACGCTCACCCGTACCAATGAAGATCGCAGCCCCACCAAAGAGGCGCGCCTTGATCATGGCCTCTTCGACCTTAGCCTTTACCGCTAGCCTCTTCTCTTCAGCTTCGATCTGCCCAATCTGATTCTTGTCAGCCTGCCATGCTCGCCACTTGCGCACCGAGTCAGAGGCAGGGATATCGATCGTCTTTCGAGCCATCCATGTGCCGCGGTAGGCATTGATGGCTTGCTCATCAGACAGGAACGGCATGCCATAGGTGGAATGCGTAGCCTTGTCCCGCTCAGTACCGAGGTTTGCCACCAAGTTCTGGAGCTTGTCTGTCAGGTCGTGGACTACGCCCATTGTTTTATCCTACGTCGTCATACGAGAACCGGCCTTTAACCGGGAATAGATAGGCAAGTGGATAACCGCCTGCGTCCAGGACATGGTCAATACCACTGGACTTATCGGGCATGCCGTTCTTGTCATAAGCCTGCTGTTCGAGGCCATCTGTGAGGTGTGGGCAGCGATAGGTATTAACCTTTAGCCGCCGCTCACCGTTACCGTTCATGATTAAGGCATTGACCGCATTCACCCGGTCCATGATGGCTGGGTTGGTGCTGTTGACCTTCACGCTCAAGCCAGCCTGCTTAAGAATTGAAAGATCAGACTCGCTAGCATTCTTGCTGCTGGAATTCTGCCCGCTGGCATCAGGGAAAACTTGTACTGCATGGCCTTTGCGCTTGTATCGCTCGACGAACAGCTCAGCCATCTGTGGCGTATCGCGGCCGTCGGTAACTTCATCAACCGCCACGGGCAAGCCATTGCGTATGACGTAAATCACCGCGGCCATATGCAGCCGGTTAAAGTCCATGCCGATCAGGACAGGCTCTCGCTCCTGCAATACAGCATCCGAGTGATTTAGCTTGCGGTCGAAATTCGGGTAAACACTTCCAGCCGTAAGGTTCGTGAACTGGCCTTCGATATAGGCTTCAATCAGTCCAGCGGGATAGCTGTCTCTCAGACTCTGCACATAGTCATCAGGCAGAAACGGGTTTGTGTACGTTGCCGCCTGAACCATGGCATATCCTGGCTTAGGGTTACGCCCCCACGTCTCATAGACGAACCGAAAACCTTCAGGGGTTGTATAGGCTGACACTCGGTTGAATGGGTTCACGATCCCTTCAGGCTTTTGTCGGTTACGGGCAATGATCTTCTGCCATGCTAGCCGGGCCTGATCCTTCTTCAGCGTATCGATCTCATCCACATGAGCCCTGTATGACTCATAGCCGATGATCCGCGCCGGATTTTCAAGCGTACGCAGGATGAAGTCCCCGCACTGACTTGAGCTGGTGTAAATGATGTTCTCTTGCTTGTTGTACTTGTACCGTATTCCCAGGCTGGACAGCTTCTCTTCCATGCGTGGGGCAAGGATGAGTCGTACAAGGTCGTACGTTGGCTCATACAACGCTATCAATGCGCTGGACGACTCAAGGCCATCTCGTAGCGCACAGTTGGCAAGCGTCTCAGTCTTACCGGTACCGAATCCGCCTATGAACGCTGGGTATTTGTCAGGAAGCTGGAAGAACCGGGCTTGCGGCTCTGTCATCTGTAGCCGTACCGTTCTCCCGTCCACTTACTACCTCAATTTGTATCCTGCCTACTGGTATCTCCGGAGGCGGGTTGGCTTTAAGCAGCTCTGCACGCTTAGCCTCAAGATCACCGATCCGGCCCAGTAAGCGATTGATAATGTCTTCGTATCCACGGCGGCGACGCTGGGTGCTCTTGGTCGAGCCTGCAGGCCCACTCGAATCAGTCTCTACATCAAGATCCAAGCCATCACCCTCTTCTGCTTTAGCCTGGGCTATCAATGCCCTGCGCAGCTGAAGCTTGGCAATCTTGATGTCATCGTCGAGAGTGCCGACACCGATCTCATTCCACATCTCCTGCTCATCGGCAGTTAAGGCATCTGAGTAAATACCGTGTTTTCTGGCATTTTGGTTGCCACTCGCGTTCCTGGGGCCGGTACTTGCTCCGCCGTGGATACGGCATCGGCCATTGGCCATTGCAGGGGCTTTGCATTTCCCACCGGCACGGGTTTTTGCCCCGCACTCATTGGGCATGAAATTCTCCGCTTATGGGGTTTGTTTCTCATTTACAGGCATGCTTAATTAGGACCTCACATTCTGAGGGATACAGACATGCTTGATTTGGATGATGCAGCACGTAGCTACATGAATGAGCTAAGAATTCTAAGCACTGACGCGCATGGCCAAGAAATCATTGTTGGATTAACAGTTGGTGAGTCTGAAAGATACATTGCTCACCAGAAGGACTTTCTTAATCCAGGCAAGCACAGGACGCGCGAGGATAAGGATGATTATCTGCGGCTACATGAGAAACATGAACTTGCTCGTATAGCTGTCCTCATGGCAGAGAACGAAGCCCGCCATGATCAGTCACCAAGACACTGATCTAACGAAGTGGCTTAGCTGTTGCTGGGCCACTTCTTGATCCATGCCTTACGGGCCTCACATGCAGGACAAGCCATCACTCCACCTTCTCATGGAGCTCGTACTGCTTGATGATCTCGATCACTTCCTGGGCCTGCTGCTGAGTAGCCAACAGCTTCACCTGAATCTCTACTGCTTCATGGACTTCAAAGTGAAAGCTCACCGCCTTGACGCGCCGACCTTCAAGATTAAGAAGCTTGAGGATGTCTTTTGCGACCTCTTGGGTGGAAACCACCTTATCAGTACTCATTCGATCACCTACTGTTCTTGCGGCACACTTATCCGCCCGTTATTCCAGGCATTCGCAGCCGCATCTACTTCTCTTTGATACTCACCACGAGTACCCATAAAGCTTTGCGTTCTAGCTCCGCAACTTCTGCAGCCTACAACGTGCATACGATCTAGAATGTCTTCACTGCCGCATAAGCTGCAGCACTCAGTGATGGGCATCCGAATACCAAAACAGCTTCGGTCCTTGTTCACGGCTTCCCTAGCTATAGCTGATAGCTCAGTCATTCGATCACCCGTTGAATCGATACCACACCGTAGAAGTATTCAATCTCTTCCGCGCCGCAGTAAAAGGTTGCTAGGCGGCCACGCCAGACGACAGAGTCAGCCTCTACGATCCGCTCATCATTGTCGTCTGTTGTTACCTTCCACTGTGTCATGGCCTTCACCTAGGCTCTTGGCCCCCATTTGTCGGTGGTCTTGCTGGCACGATCGACCGTTGGCACTCGACTGGCCTTGTAGGCAAAGGTGTCATCGGATAGGCCGAGCACATCACCATTCGGGATGCCTGGGCCGTATTCCCACTGGGCAGACGGCACGCGCTTGCTGATCAGGTAATCGAGACCCTTAGCTGTGGCTTTCTCAGCTGAGGTATTGCCCGATGGATAGCCATGCTCACCCATGAACAGGGCAACGTTGTTGTCTTCGCCCCACTTCACCCAGCTCTCAACCATCTTGATGAAGTTGTCTTCCGGGATCTGCTCATTGCGATTAGCCCAGGCTCCACCACCACCGGTGTTTCCATCCAGGTAGTTGTGCCCTTCAAAAACAATGACCTTATGCGGGTCCTTGATCGATGCCATCCAGCTCGATACAGCTACCCAGTTACGGGTTGTGGCGTATCCACATCCACACAGGTGAAGCTTGTGCGTCTTGCTGGGCCATGCATCAACGATCTTCTGAACGTTGGCCTTGTAGCCTTGCTCGACGTTGAAGTCGCTTTCACCTCGATTATGAGGCTCGTTAGCAGCACCCACCCCTTCGAAGTTGGGGTACTGCATGAATTCCTTGCATACCGCAGCTACTAGCCAGGCGTAGTCGTCATAGCTCATACCGCCTGGAGCACCAACAGGCGTCCATTCAGTACGCTTGCCGTTAAAGTCCATGTACAGGTAGCCAGGCTTGTTAGTACCGGCCGGAACGACTCGCCATACACGCAGATAGCTGTGCAGGTCGATGTTCATATGGGTTACGCCATACTGACCTGCCCATTTGTACTGCTTGTGAATCAGGGCAACGTATGCAGGGTTAAGACCGGCTGACTGTGAGCCTTGCCAAAACCTCTCCACCGCTGTCACTAGGCGGATACCCTTGATGTTGTGCTGCTGGATCTCTTTCCAGTGACGCTCTTGCGGCTCGCGGTAGTGAGTCTCAAGCACTGCGCCTTGGACGTATGGGTTATTGCCCAGTCCCACCAGATTCCACCAGATGAGCGGGATAGCCTGCTTCTGGTCTGTATCCGGGATATTTACAGGTTCATTGGCCGGCACATTGGCCGACCCTTCAGACTTTGGGACAGTGAAGATCACCGCCTTACCAGCCACCTTGCTAGGATCGAGCTTGTTACCCTCAAAGGTTACGCTGGTCTTATCGTTGAAGACTTCGACGTTGATGACCTTGCGAGTCGTGCCATCAGGCAATGCTGCTGTCTGGCCTTTAGCCAAGGCTGCGTTACTTGCGACAGAGATACGTGCAGTGTCATCTGCTACCCATACACCGTTGTCCCAGTCACCACCGGTTACCTGAGCATTAGGCACAAGGCTAAGGGTTGTGGTCTCTGCTGGCGTTTCGATAGGTGCTGTAGGCGTCTCTACGGGCTTCTGTGGCGTTTCTACCGGTGTAGCCGGTGTACCTACATTGATCTTGGCGATTGCAGCCGATAACGGCGCTATAGCCTTCGTGACACTGCTATCGATGAGCGCAGTGAGTTCGTCGTCCGTAAGAACGACTATTTTGGGCATTTCGGCCATGTGACTCTTCCTCGTTTGGTTGCCGCGCCGGACTACACAAACTCGGTCACTGGCCTTTGATGGTTAGCTTTCGATTAATTGCATGCCCTTGGGCGGCCACTTGAATAGCCTCCACATCAGGGTCTCAGTTTTCGTGAGATACCTTGACTCCCCGTACAGACTGGTCATCAAGTACCCATCACGTTTTTTGGTGATGCTGACCGTTCGGCTACCTAGTCGCTGGCAAAGCTCTTTAATCATCGCCTTCGGACTGCCATTGGGCGTCTTGTCGTCATATGACATACAGCTGCACATGGCGCCGGCCTTGTCGATCAATTGAGAGTTGTTCACTGTCCAGCCTCGTTATTGGTTTTTCCTAACGGCATCGAACGCACGCTCGCAGGCAAGACCAGCGGCTCTAGCTCGGTCAGCGATCTTAGCCAGCTCTCCCGCTCTTTCATCAGCCCTGCGGAGCAACTCGGTGAGCAAATCAGCGGTGTTGGCTCTTGTCTGGCTTCCGTTGGCAGTACCGGAATTCGTGGAGCAGCTACGGAGGGATGCGGCGAGACGATCTGTTTGTTCGAGCAGGCGCTTACGAGTAGCGTCAGCACTACGAGCATCAGCCTGTTGCTGAGCCTTGATCTTTTCAGTCTCTGCACGGACAGCCTCTATATCATCTTGGTTGCGCTGCTCTTTCTCTCGCGCCGCTCTCTCTTCCTGCGCCCTGAGCGTTGCTTGCGCGGCCTGGGCGTCACTCTGCTGCTTTTCCCACTTGGCATCGGTGACGTTCACTCCATGCTGGTAGGCTCCAAATAGGCAGCCGATAGCGATAGCGGCAGCTATGCCCCACTTGAGCAGGATGGATTGCATGGGTTAGCCCCAGGTGCCGGTACGCATAGCCTGAGCAAGTTCTTTGGCGCGCCCTTTCACTTGGCTTGCCCACTTGCTGTCCAGCATCTCGGTAGCGGCTAGGTCGAACTGCTGATTGCCGATAGCAGTGAGCATTTTCTTGAAACCAGCTAAGCGGGATCGCCCCAGATTGAAGGCCATCTCGATCATGACTTCCTGGCGGACGCCATCTAGAGACTGATAGCGAGGCACGACGGCTAAGGCATCCTTGATTGCATCATCGATGTCGTTAGCCAGGAGAAAGGCAATCTCGGAGTCTCTGAGGCCCTTGTCGTCTAGGTTGCGACCAATACCTATGGTCAGCTTCCCTTCTGTGTCGAGATACGGCTTGTTGCGCTTGTCTTCCTTGGCAGCAAGACGACGCTGAAGCCTTGCCATGTCGATAGCCATAATCTTTCCTACTGCTTGGGTTCTGTGTTGCTCTGCTGCACTTGTTGCAGTGCTTGATTAGCTCGCTGAGCCGCCTGATTGGCAGCTTGGCTTGATGTCTGTGCGGCTGAGGCAGCATTGGTAGCGGCCTGCCCTGTTGTCTGAGCCAGATTTACCAGCGCGTCGTTGTAGGCTTTCCGGATATTGGCAAGCTCTGCTGTCATTGCCTGTCCTGCACTAAACATCGCAAGGTGATAGCCGATGATCATTCCGCTAAGGACAAGAAGCGCAGCAGCAACCCATATCTCAACCCGCTTCCACCAGTGCTTGGCTCTGGTCACCACCGTTTCGCCGTTCATGGCCACTCCGTTGCAAGGCTTGGCGCAACTGCGCGACCTCTGACGTTAGTTGACTGATGTGGCTTTCCTGCAAATCCAGTTGCGACTTCATAGCCTTTAAGGTTCCGGTGAGTTCTCCCACCGTTCTGTACATGTCATTGCGCTCTTTGGTTACGGCCTCAAGCTGCGAGTTGAGCTTTTCGTTTTGAGCCAGAGTGCGTTCGAGCATGTCCTTCTCTGCTCGATCATTCGCTACCGATGCTCCAGTGCTGGACATGTACTTGCGTAGCCAGTTAAGGCCCCAAGCAAGCCCTATTCCTCCAGCTGTGAGCCATCCGGCAGGGTTACCGCCTGCTAGATCGTTTGGGTCCATTGCTTCACCTCTTTGGCGTTGCTGAGGCTATGGCCCATACGAGACGCCGGTTATAAAAACCCGCTGTGAGGGGTGCAGCGGGTGCCAAGGCGCTTGGCTTAAAAGGGTGACAGGCGACCGGCATCAGCCAATCCATACCTGTCTATTGGTCCGTCATGGGGCTGTTGTCCGTACGGGAGCACGCATGCGGGACTAATTGGGGCCTTATTTCAGGCAATAAAAAACCCGCCACTGAGGACGGGTTTCTTTTGGGTGATGTTTCACAGATTAGAAAGGATGGTAGGCTACCCGAAAATTTCTGTCAAGACGTTATAACGTCTCCGTCCATATCCTCAAGCACATACTTGTGGACGCCGTGATTGGCAAATTCACCGTGTAATTCTTCGCGCCTAACTCTTACTGCTTCGGCAGCTTCTTCCGCTGTCTTGAACAACCCGACATGCACCTTCTTGCCGTACGCACTCAACACTGCCCGCCATTTTTTTATCTTCTTGTCGTACAGGACGCCTTTGATGCCTGTCGAGCTCGTGCACACAGTCCTGGCGTTCCAGCTATTCTGGCTCTTTGTAGCAAGTCTTAGGTTGGCAAATGCATTGTTCGTCTTGTCGCCATCCCTGTGGTCGATATCCATTGAAGGCCATTCGCCGGTCATATAAAGCCATGCCAGGGTATGAGCTCTATAAATCTTGCCTTTGAAGCCAATGGTCACGTACCCACTCTTGCGATCAACAGCGCCGGCCAACGAATAAAGCTGTATCCGCCTTCCCTTCCTAATCCACTCGAAAGTACCAACAATAGGGCTGTAGTGGAGCCACTTCTTGAGCTCTTGCTGAGTGACCATTACGCGGCCTCCGCTTTCATGAGGCTGATGCACTGAGCCACTGGGGCTAAAGCTGCTTTGTCCAAGTCATTGCACGCATCGAAGCAGTTCTGTATGAATGCGGCCCATTGCGAGTTCCAATTTTCCGAGGCCAGCTTCACGCCGTACTCATTCAGCAGGAAGTCACGGAAGAACTCCGGCTTGTCCAGGCTGTGATAGCGCCCGATCTGGTCGCCACCTTCACTCTGCCCACCCTGGTGCTTCTGGCGGTATCTGCGGAATATCCCAGCAGCCACAAAGCGCGCCTTCTCCATCTTCTTGGCGTACATCTTGTCGCCTTTCATGTAAGCCATTCTGAAGACCACCTCAGAGGTAGCCTCAACCGTGTCCGCGTCGTTGAATAGGGTTGGATGGTACATCGCATTACCGAAAGCCCTCAGATGCAGTGGAAGCCCGCCAATCGCGCTCTGGATGCGCCCGCGCAGCGCCCCTTCGATTGCTACTGCCGTGCTCTTTCTCTTCGGTATACGCGAATCCATGGGCTTCTCGACCCATACCCACTGGCTGAACGTGCTTACCGTTCCATCTGGGTTGGTTTCCTTCAGCTTTTTCTCTGTCCAGCCCCCACCAAACACCATGCCCAGGGTGGCTACCTGTTCTGTGTGGCCGGTCGTGCTGTTGCATTGAACGTGGAAAGCGTCATGCCAAGCGATACGTGCGGACTTCAATGAATTCAGGTTCATACGGCTTCCCCTTTTTTCAACTCGCGTGTTTTGGCTCGGTAATGGGCCTTGATGGCCTGCAGATCTTCGATGGTGTAACGCTTGGGTTCGTGAGGGCCTTCCAGCCATTCAACCTTGTCGGCACCGATCCGCTTAACCAGGTTGATGCGGTAGTTCACGATGTCGCCTGACTTGTGGTTGTTGCAGGGCTGGCACTGCTTCCAACAGTTCAGTGGCTCGAAGCGTAGTTCCGGGCTGCTAGCTACTGTCCGATAATGACCCGCGTGCCATTGGCCCTCATGGAAACGTCCGCAGCTAATGCATGGCTGGTCGGCATCACGCATCCGAATCCACTCATTGAATGCTTGCTGCGCCTCTTTCATGTACTCCGAGCGAGACTTGAGCTTCTTCCTCGCTTCCTTGGCCTCTGCCTGCTCTTTCCTGACGTTTTCTCGCTCAACCTTGGCCGACCTAGCAGCTGCCATTTGCAACGCGCATGGAACGCTGCAGGCGGCTTGTAGGGGGCGCGCTGGAATGAACTCAGCGCGGCAGGTTGGGTTCTTGCATTTTTTCTTCTTCAGCTTCCGGGGTGATGCCTGAATGCCTGATGCTTTGGTCTGGATGCCTGTACTCATTGCCCAGCCTCCAGCAGGTTGTATTCACGCAGCCAGTCAGCGCCTACACCGTCGTAAACCATTCCGTTCTGGCCTACACCATCAATGTGAGCTTCGTCGAATAGATCCTGCTGGTCGTTCGGCCAGACCGGGAAACGCTTCTCTCTGATCGTGTCGGCGTACTTGCACGCCTCAACGAAGGTGGAGAACGTCACCGTTACCCCGTCATGATTAACAGTGACTGCACTGGGGTTTCCGTTGTTGATGATTAGGCCGGTCATGCTGCTTGCTCCTTCAGCAAATCACTGAACACCACTCCCTTGGTGGTGAACTCATCCACGATACGATTGGTGTACTCGATACCCTGGGCCCTTCCGAACAGGCGAGTCACTGGGAAGCCGTCAGGCCCGAACAGTGAGCACTCACCCATCAGGTGCAGCTTTTCCTCATACGGCAGATGCAGGAACAGCCGATTCCAGCCATCCCTGAACTCTTCGCAGTCACGGCGCATGATTGGCACGCCGTAATGCAGCTTGCAGTAGCGGCGGGCGTCTTCTGTCTGGCCTATCTGGGTCATCTGGCTGATGCGCTCGTAAAGCTTGAACCAGAGTGCGTTCTGATCGAGCGTACGGTCCTTGCCTGGGCGCATAGAGACGACAACAAATTTGTGCTCACGGAACATGCTGGTGATACGTGTCATCGCTTCAGAGAGGCGCGTAGCGCTGTTTACGCTGATACGGTCAGCCATTACTGCCTCCCAACACCTTGTTAAGGAGAATCAGGCCTTGCCTTGCTTCTTCTCCTGCTTTCTGCATGGCGTATCGCCTCTCGCTGAGCTCAGCATGCATCCTCTCGTTCTCAGCAATCAGCTCGGCAATCAGTTCAGGGGTAATCGCATTCCAGAAAGCATCATCAGCTTCATCCCACTCAGGTTCGCCTTCAGAAGTTCGGCCATGGGAGCGCAATGCAATCGCAGCCTCAGCCAAGCCCTTGAGTTCATCCCACTTGCTCATCGCTTACCTCCCAGGCCAAACAGCAGCGGCTCAAGATCCTGGCAGCGGAAGTGGTGGTAAGCCTGGGTGTTCTTGTAGTCGTCAGGGTTGGCCGTCTTCGATACAGCACTGGAGCGGTCATAGCCTTTGGAATAGGCACGCTCGAATGCTTCGGCGAGCTGGTCAATAGTTAGGGTGAGTGTGCTCATGGCTGATCCTCCCCTGCCTCTTTGGCAATCAAGGCGCGTAGGTCAGCGTCAACATCATCAGCAATGACTGGCATGCTCAGGAGCTTGCGAGCCTTTCCGTTCTTGTCTCCGCCTGCGAGGTAGTAGCCGACGAATACTGATTCGCGCATCAGCTTCATGAGCTGGTCAGTAGTGAGGGTGTAGGTCCTCATGGCTTTACCCTCACACCAGCGGCTTCAATGGCATCCACTACATCCGGCGCGTAGTACATGTAGCCGGGCTGCTCTTCTGGAAGCTGTACGACCAATGCCGCTCGCCTGTTCCAGTCATCAATCCCGAAACCAATGTCAACGCCATTACTCATTAAGCATTCATGGTTTTTGCACCACACATAGACGATGCTTTCCAACGGCAAGAACCCGTCTCCCGCCTCAGCATCGCTACCACAGAACGGGCATGGCCTTAATTCGATCATGCCGCTTCCCTCCCCATGATCTGCAAATGACGCTCACAGCGCTCCTTGGCCTCTTTCACGGTCTTGCAGGGAAAGCCGATGGCTTCCATGCCTAGCCATGGCTGATAGAGGGCTTTGTCAGCGATCATGTATTTCGCAATTTGATAGCCCGACTCGCCCTTGAGGACGTATTTACCTGCTGGGGTCCAGTTCATGCCCGGCCTCCTTTCAGCATGGCGCGCATCTTTGCCAGCTCACGGTTAACGGTCTCAGGCTTGGCAGGAACGCTTACCTCGGACGGCAGGGCCTTCGGGATCTCCTTCAGCGGCTCGCCCTTGGCAACCATCCGGCAGGCAATGTCATAGTTCCGGTTGAACAGCTTCTTGCTCTCGTCTTCCTTCAGGGTGTTCAGGTTGTAGAAGCCCGTTTCATTGGCTGCGTGCATCACCGCTGCATGGGTCCAGTGACGGTCAGCTGAGGGATGAGCGTTGCGGCAGGCTTCGGCATAGGCCTTGTCAGCAGATGGCAGGCCAAGCATCTCAGCGGTGGGTTCACACATCTTGATGAAGCGGCCAACGCTGGGGGCGAAGTCCTGGCCGAGGTTCCGGCACGCCTGAATACCAAACTTGATCTGCTCAATAGTGTTGATCCCGGCATCACGGAAACCCTTGGTCCAAGTCTTCTTGGCCTGATTTAGGGCCTCATCAGTGGGCCATGCTTGCTTCCAGGCCGGGAAGATGGATTGCAGTTCCTTGAAAAGCATGTTCACTACTCGCGCGCTGCCCTGGTCGATGGAGGCTGGCTCGTTAACAAAGCGGTTCTCAGCACGGACGATCTTGGCTGTCGCGGCTGGAACTAGGTCTTTGGCGTTTTGCATCACAGTGCTCCTAGGTCATCAGCCCATGACGTGTCGTCAAAATCGGGGCCTTTGGTTTTGGTTTTGACTTGTGCGCGCTCTGCGTCTGTACGAACCCAGTTGCGCCAAGTAGCGAACCAGTCCGCTTTCAAGGCAGCAGCACCCGCACGGGCTAGCCAGTAGTCCTTGAATTTTTCAGCCATCAGGAAGACGTGTTGCTCTGAGTAACTGGGGAAGTTGTTCAGCGCCCAGTCGAGATAAGCGCTTGGAAGTATCCAGTCGTGAGCAATGCGTGAAGCTTTCGAGCGATGGGTTGAAGATTTCTTCTTTTCTGTGGGAACCACAGCAAGAGAAGACTTATTACTTGTATCCTTATTACTTATATCCTTATTTGTCGGAGAATTTTCCGACCCTTGCTCGGATATTTTTCCGAGGTAGGTCGGATATTTTTCCGAGGTTTGCGGCATAGGGGTCGGATATTTTTCCGACCCATCCACCTTCTTATTCCACTCACGCCCCTTATCTGTAAGTTGAACCAGGGTGATAGAAGCAGTGGATGAAAGCAGAATCAGACCAATAGTCTCCAGGCTCTTAAGCATCCTGTAGATAGTGTCTGGCTTGTCAGTAAGGATTGGCAGCTCTTCGGCTACCTTTCTCTTAGCGAGCGCAAAGAAGGTTCCATCTTCGTTATTAATTAGTCGGGCCCAGCTAGGGCATTCATAGACGAAAGCAAATAGGATGGCTTGCTGAGCGTTTAGGCCCCATTCGATAGCTTTGGCCTGATTGATTGTTATGGTGTATCTCATCTCAAGCCACCGCACTGTATTGGGCGGCAATAGCCGAAAGATCACTTACTGAATAAGCGCCGCAGGTCATTTCTGATAGTTTTTTAGCTCTACCATCTTCCATCCAAGACTTAGGTAGATAGCCATAGCAGGCAATCTGCGATATGTAAGCAGCGGGCATTTCAAGACGCTCTGCTACTGCCTTTCTGCCACCTGCGGCCTGAATGACCAGATACACTTCGGTGTGCTCTGGATTCCTCTCGTAAGCTAAGGTCCGCCCTAGAATTGAATTATTTACACATGTGTCTATATAGACGTTACCAAGCTCATAAGAGCCAGAGTCGCCTATCCTGCACATGCAATAACCGCCCTTCCCTCGACCGCGATGCTCCCACTTCCCTGATTCGGCCCAGATGTTCCACCAGGTCCAAAAATTGAGTTTCCACTCTACTTTGCGGCGGAAGGCATGGTTCTTTTGATTAAGGAAGAGAAGGTAAGGAGAGCCAGCTCCGTTTCCACGTTCGCCGCAAACCGAGACAAATTGATCGTAGGTACAGCCATGCTTTGAGAGATATTTTTCATCTCTTTTGTCTTTAGCCGCTTTCTCTTTAGCCGCTGTTTTATAGGCCCGGCCACCATCACGACCCTTAATGCCGTACTTAGCAAGATGCTGACGAACGCGTTCGCCTGACACTCCATAAATTGAGCCAATCTCTCTTAAGGTTTTGCCTTGTTTGAACAGATCAATAATGGTGCTATGATCTTTATCGCTGATTGACATTTTCGCCATGTCGAATGCCTCATTCAGTTGCTCTACGAAGCCGGGCCGCAATCCCGGCTTTTTTTATTGCCTATCGGGGCGAATTAGCCCTAATTGGTACTATTTGGTCCCACACTTTTTAGGTGGTCCCAGGATCGATGTAACCTTCGCTTTGGGACGGCCTGCTAATGTCAAACCGCCCATTGCGATTGAGTGAATAACTAGCTCTTCCATAGCCTCGTTAAGGCTCAGCCCTCTAACCCTCATCAACCTCTCGATCTTTTCCCTTGAATCGGGCTTCAGGTCTTCATAGCGCAGCATTTGGCCCCCTTTTGGCCCATCAGGCCACGCTAGAATCTTCGCTGCTCAAAAGATCGCTATTCAGTAATTCCTCTACTGCGCCGTTCTCAATTGCCCACTCGATGAGTTCTTTCAAAAAGGTGGCGTTCTGCTTGCGTGCTCTAGCGGCTGACTTGACGATAATTTTGTTAATCGTGCTGTTAAGGCTCACCTTGTGACGGTTGTCCCTTCGGTGTGCTGGGTTTGCGTAGCTCATGCTGTTACTGCTCCTGTACTACTGGTTAAGCTGCTTGAATGGCTGTGTCCGAGGCGACGTATCGCTCGGGGTAAATGATCTGGATCTCATTGAGGTAGCCGTCGAAGACCTTTGCTAGACCTTCGGCTACGTCATAACTAGGCCTTTGAAGCTGGCGCTCGATACGGGAAAGGTTTCCGTTCTCACAGCTCACTCCAAAGGCTTTAAGCCGGGCGCAGACGTCATCAAGCGTCCAGCCTCTGGCTTTACGAGCTTTCTTTAAAGGAGTCATGGGAGGACCTCATGGAGATATACAGTTCGGATTCTGTTGATTGCGCAGAATTCTGTCAACCAAAATCTGCGCAACAAGCTTTGATTTTTGAGGATCACGCAGTCACGATGCGCGCCATGGACATTGGTGCAGCTATTCGTTCGGCCAGAAAGGCCAAAAAATGGACTCTTGAAGAGTTGTCTAACCGGGTCGGAACTGACACCGGCAACTTGTCACGCCTGGAAAGAAATAAGCAGGGTGCAAGCCGTGAGCTTTTGGCTAAGATATTTAGCGAGCTAGGAATTTCGCTTGAGCCGGTAGCTACAGATGCGATAAAAACGAACGTAGCTTTAGGCAATACCAATGTTTTCGCTGGAGGTTGGCCGATTTTGTCTTGGGTATCAGCAGGACAACTATGCTCTATGTCAGAGGTAGTTCCTCCGCAGACCGCTGAGTACGCGCCTGGCCCGCCTCGCCCGGAAGGTGGTTTCGCGCTCAAAGTTGAGGGCGACAGTATGACGGCTCAGTATCCTGGGGCCCGGTCATACCCTCACGGCAGCATTATTCTTGTAGATCCGAATAAGGAAGTGACGAACGGATGCCGCGTGATTGCTTGCATTCCAGAGTCCGAAGAGGCTGTCTTTAAGACGTATGTCATGGACTCGGGCCGTGCCTTCCTGAAGCCAATCAACCCTCAATACCCCACCTATGAGATCCACCCAGGTGTTCATATCCTTGGCGTGGTCGTAGGGATGTTCATTCCTGAATGAAGCTTGCCGCTATCTTTACGGCAATCGTTCTATCTTTTGGTATGGCCTCTGGCGGAATAGCAAAGCTGTTTCCTAGAGAGGCTGTACCCTATATCTGGATTGCCGTTTTCATACCCAGCGTTTTCTTGGCTATCACCCTCACTATGAGGCTTGATGAGAAAAGGCTGCGCTCCCCTTCTGATGTCATCCAGGCCTTCAAGGACGGATCAAATCTGTTCCTGAACTGGGTTGGCAGCTCCCTCCTGGTTTTGCTGGCTATCGGCCTGCTGTCCCTTCTGTTCGGCGGCTACCAGTAAGTTCACCCGTTCACAGAACCCGCAATTAGCGGGTTTTTTTGTGCCTGCAAAAAATATCAAAAATCTGCATTTCTGCGCTTGACGCAAATTTTAATCTGCGCATAATACAAACCATGAACTGCGCATTACGCAGATTCGAGGGACAAATTGGTCCCGCCGCTCTTTACACAATTCAGAATCCCTCCGCAGTCCCGGCGTGCCGACGAGGTTAAACAGACTGCCCGATGACGCCTCTCGGTATAGCGTCCAGCCAATAGGCTGCTTTGAGGAACGCTCCCTACAGGTGGCTTAAGAACAGCCGTGGGACTGATACAGCGGGAATCATTGATAAGTCATCGCCAAGCAAACCGTGGCGCGTAACGGAAGCCAGAAGTAACGAATTGAATTAGGGAGCCGAGCTTCGGCGTTGAGGCTCCCCGGACCTCCTGTTGTGTGCCTCACTCACCGGGCACCAGGGCTGTACGCAGCAGGTTGTATATGCCCGACGACTCCACGGCAATGCTGATCAAGCCGTGTACGAGGGAAGCCCTAAGCCAACCTACCGATAACTCCAAGCCTGCAATCAGTAGCGGGTAAGGAGCGGTGCCAGTGCCGAGGGACTGGATGACAGCCGGGAAAGACCGGCACCTAGACGATTTGAGGTTAGGCATTCAGTGAGTGCCTAGCCGCTCAAGTCCACTGGAGACAGATAAATGAACAAGGTTCTTTTGATAAGCACCCGCGGCGAATTGACGGTTTTGGAAAATATCGATCTGGACGCCTGCGTCAGCGAAGCGAACAGGCTAAACACCGAGCGCGGCTATCACGGTGGCGTGCACGTGGTTGAGCGAGAGGACGGCTACCGGATGACGGCAGCTGAATGTAAAGCAGCATAAGCAGGAGCAAGATAATGCATCGTTTTACTCCGGGACCTTGGGAAGCTAATCCCTTAGACGTGCCGCATGAAGACAACAGCGTATATGCACCAACCCTCCGAAGCGGCCAAAGACAATTGGTTGCCATTGTAGCTGAGGGTAAAGATGCTCCGTTCAATCGAAGCCTAATAGCTGCCGCCCCTGATCTGCTGGAGGCGCTGGAAGAGATGGTGGCCACCCATGACGAGCCTGCCGGGTTTGATGGCAAGTGGGGCAAGGCGCTCGACGAGGCGATAGAGATTCAGAAAGTCAAAATAGATCGCCGTCTTGATCAAGCCCGCGCAGCCATAGCCAAGGCTCGCGCCGAATCATAAATCCCCCTCTTGGTCAGCCCAGAACACGGAGACACCGCATGAACCCACTAATCCTGATAGCTGCTCTCTTACTGCTCTGGCTTGACCTGCCAGATATGAGCGGGAGGTAAGAAATGTTTATTAAGTGCCGAGATGACGGCGTGTGCTGGATAGATGTAATGCCTTGTGAGCCGTGCGGTCCTGAGCTTTTGATTAGAACTAGAAACGATGAAGAAAGCGCTGAGATAAGCATCGTTCTAAATGCTCAGGACATCGAAGCGCTAATCGCAAAAATCAGGTTTGTGCAAGCTCAGCTAAAGGCTGGGCACTACGACTAACCGGCTTCCCTGCATATGGAGATATGAGATGGAGTACAGAGACCAGCTTCAGATCGAGATGGATGCCTTTGCTAGCAGGCATCAGACCTATGCCAAGACTAACGACGCCAAGTATCGGTACTTCATGAAGCTGGTTCGTTACTACTGGAGAAGCAAAGGAAAGTCAGTAGCCATGGATCGCAGCAACAAATCTTGCTTTGTGCCGAAGAGGCGCAAGCAGAAGTAAGCACCACCTGCCCCGCTGAAGCGGTAAGCAGTCTCCCTGCCCCTCTACGGAGGGGTATGGCTTCAGGTTGTAGTGGGAAGCGCCTAGCGTAAAGCGCGGAAAGCATGGCGCCGATGCGATGCCCGTAAATAGTCGGGTTTTGCCGCGGTGCTAGGGGCTTCACCAGTACAACCTTTCCCGAGATACCCATGACAACCCAACAACTAAGCGCCCGAGCTTCTGAGCTTAGGCGTCAGGCCGCGTCGTGCCCGTTATTTGTAGCCACGATGCTGATTGAGCGAGCTGAAGAGCTGGAGCGCAAAGCCCAGCAAGGACAGAACGATGGATGTAACTGAGCGCGTTAGAGAGCTTCGAGCTGAGGCAATGGAGTACCGGCACCAAGCAAGGCTAGGCGGCCACTTCGCTGAGTTCTACAGCAAGAAAGCAGCTGACTTGTCTGCTGAGGCCGACGAGCTGGACGGCACGGCAGAGCGTAGACGGGCCGAGCGCGAAGCCATACGCCGAAAGATTGCGGCTGAAGTAAAGCACGACCACCCCCAACCCAAATCCCGCGGCTGGTACATGGCAAACGTTGCCACCTACCAGTTGAACCTAATGCTGACACGGAGAGCAAGCTGATGGACAGAGCTAGAGCAGAGCGAATCATCGAAAACCAGATCATGAGCCTGTATACCTCGGCTCATCTCACCGCTGACTACTGGGCTGCATGGGGCTTCATTGAGGCCTATCACGCAGCTGACTTCATCAGTCAGGACATCCGTAATCACTACATGAAGCGCTTGGACAAGCTGCTTGGTGAGCGTCGTCAGGTAATGGGAGCGTTAGCAGCATGATCACGAGAGCAAACGTAGCCGATCTTCGCCGAGCGGCAGAGATGTCGAATCAGTTGGTTAAAGCTGGTGTGCTGTTCGTGCCGATGCCGGTGCTTAACGGGCAGGACTATCAAGAACTGGCCGAGAAGGCCAATGAGCGATTAGAGACGCTGGCACAGATGGCGGAGGATGAAGCATGAGTATTCAGGAAGTAGCAGGCCGCACCGAAGCAGACTGCTTCAAGATCGCCGTAGCCAAGGGGATCAGCAAGTATCCCCGTCAGGTTCGCAGGCAGCGCACAGATGCAGGCTGGATCTGGGTTCATCGGTACATGCTGGAGAAGCGGGCATGAGTGAATGGATAAGCGTTCACCTACATAAGCCTAAGCCAGGGCAATGCGTTCTGGTGTATAGACCGGATGCGCTAAACACCCATGACCCACTAATTAGAATAGCAACGTATCAGGGCGACAACGGGACGAGGCACCACGGCTTCGACTGCTACTGCACGCCTTCTCACTGGCAACCATTGCCAGAACCTCCCAAAGCCTAACACCCCCTCTCCCTCTTCCCCTTTATGCAGCCATGCATGATTCGGCTGCCTGGAGAAACACCGAATGAAAATGTCCGAAACCATTGCCGATCTGGCGAAGGCGCTTGCTGCTGCCCAGGCGGAAATCGAGAACGCCACGAAAGGCTCCATCAACCCCCATTTTCGCAGTAAATATGCGGATTTGGCAGAAGTTCTTAACACCTCTCGCCCAATTCTAAGCAAGCATGGCCTGTCGGTTGTGCAGATGCCCGGTTTCGAGGACGGCAAAGTAAGCGTTGAGACGGTCCTGATGCACGAGTCAGGACAGTGGATAGCCAATACCCTCCTAGGCCCATGCTCGAAGCTGGATCCGCAGGGTGTAGGTAGTGCAATCACTTATTACCGTAGGTACTCGCTGGCAGCGTTTGCTGGGATTGCTCAAGAAGATGACGACGCCAATATCGCCTCTGAGCCTTCAAACAATCGTCAGCCTACTCCGCAGTACATTAGCAAATCTCAGCTAACTCGACTTCAGACAGCATTGAAGGATTGCAGCGCGAACGTGCAGAAGAAGTTCGAGACGGACTATCCAGACGCCACCAAGATGACCACAGACGTCTACGACAGCATCGTGAGCAGCCTTGAGTCAGCCGCCAAGAAGTATCAGGAACGTCAAAACGCAGCGTAGGTGACATATGCCCTTCCAAGCCGGTAACTCTCATCACAACACAAAGCTGACCGAAGCCGACGTACATGCCATGCGTGACCTTTATGAGTGGCGTAAGGCTGAGATCGAACGAATCAACTCAATTGCCAGCACCAAGGCTCTTGCCGAGAAGTTTGAAGTATCGGAAAGCGCTGTATTGCAGATCGTGAGCTTCCGGCGCTGGAGCCATATTTAACTTTGGTGCTCATCATGCTTGTAGACACCCGCGCAATTACCCAGCGTCAGCCCTCTCGTGAGCAGCTTGCTCAAGCCCTTGAAGCGTATCTAGCCAGCGGCAAGCAGGTAACGGAGTTGGGTTACTGCCTGCCCTCAGCAGACCGTTACAACATCCGAACCCATTTCAAGCTGCCTGGAACACCGGAATTCAGCGCCCAGTAGTTGGAGGCGACATGACCTTAGCAATCAAACATCGCACACCCGAAGCAATCAGCGCAGCCGTTAGCCGTCAGGCCATCTTCCTAAGCATGGACATGGATGACGAGTACTTCGAAGGCCGAGCAGCACGTGATTGTTCACTTACAGAGAAAGCCTGCCCCTACGGCCGTACACAGATGCGCAAGCGTTGCGCCTGGTTCGCCGGCTACTACGACGCCTAGATAATCCCATGCCTGCCGCTTATTACAACGAAATCGACCCATACGCCGCACATTGGCTGCGCAACTTAATAGCGGCGGGCCACATTGCGCCTGGCGACGTGGATGAAAGGAGTATTGAAGATGTCCGCCCTGATGACCTTAAAGGATATACACAGTGCCATTGGTTTGCAGGGATTGGCGTCTGGTCCCTCGCTCTTCGTAGAGCAGGATGGCCAGATGAGCTTCCTGTATGGACCGGCAGTTGCCCGTGCCAGCCTTTCAGCGCGGCAGGCAAAGGAGCTGGGTTTGATGACGAGCGGCACCTCTGGCCAGCGTTCTATTGGCTCATCGCAGAGTGTCGCCCTCCAATCGTCTTTGGAGAACAGGTTGCGAGCAAGGACGCAGACCCTTGGATCGACCTTGTACAAGCTGACCTGGAAGCCGTGGATTACGCCGTCGGGGCTGTCCCGTTCCCGGCTGCGGGCGTCGGTGCCCCGAACATCAGAGACAGGCTGTATTGGGTGGCCAACGCCAACAACTCGCGACTGGAAGGATGGAGCGAGCTATCAGGCAGACATCCCAATCAATGCGCTGCTAGGTCGGACGGTGTGGCTGGCAGGATGGCCCACGCCTACAGCCAACAGCTCCACTGGAGCAGGCCATCAGGGCAGAGACGGCGGACTGAACATCCAGACCGCAGTAACACTGGCCGGATGGCCAACACCAACAAGCTCAATGGTTACTCTGGGCGACATGGTACAGGCGATGACAGCCGGGAACAGTCAAGCCAGAACCAGTTATCAGGAAGCAAACCAGAAGTTCTTCGGCCCGGTCCGGTTAACGGTTACTGGCGAGACTCTGACTGGCTCAGCTGCCGGGATGGAAAGTATCGCCCAGTTGAGCCCGGCACATTCCCGATGGCTACAGGGATTGCCGGCCGAGTGGGACGCCTCCGCGCCTACGGCAATGCCATCAACGCGAAAGCAGCGCAAGTCTTCATCGAAGCAGTAATGGAATCCATGCCATGACAACGTTACGAGAATCAGCGCAGGCCGTTCTGGATAGCGTGTGGCGGCACATACCTACAGGCGCTCGGTATCGAGTTATAGACACCATGGACGCAGGCGTAGAGCTGGAGAACATAGCAGCGATGCGGTGTAGGCAAGTGCTTTGGAAGGACTTCAATAACTCCAGCGTATGGGAGAGGCAGAAATGAGCAGTCGTGAAGAGTTTGAGGCGTGGTTCTATGCAAGCAAGTACGCACAGGTGGCCCCACCAACAAAGGCAGCAGAACAAGCCGCTTGGGACGGTTGGCAAGCCTCTCGCGCTGCGCTAGTGGTTGAGCTGCCCAAGGTAATTATCGATGACGATATGAATAAGGCTGAATGGGAAGCAGCTAGGGACATGCGTGAGCGCTGCGAAGAAGCCATCCAAGCCGCTGGCATCCCGGTAAAGCAGCCATGACCCTCCTATCCGCTCTACTCCCTCCCCTAACCCTCACTATCACAGTCATAGCCGTACTGGCTTGGAGCGTTACGCATGCACATTGATATCGATGGATTGATTGAGCTAGCGAATAAGGCAACGCCTGGACCTTGGTGGATAGATAGTCACGGGCACACCATGGTTTCTCACGGAGAAGGCAGAACCGATACTATCTTTCAGGCTATGCCTCTGGTCAAACCCGCTGTTCGCCACCCCGAAACAGGCAATCTATCCCACTGGCCTAACGACTGGGACGCAACGTTCATTGCGAATGCCAACCCCGCCGTCATCATCGCCCTCTGCGAACGCCTGCGCGAAGCAGAATCAGCCATGAAGCTATCCCTAAAGCTGCTCCAAGACGGTGAGGTAGATAGCGCTATCGATCAGATAGAGGAAGCGCTGAACCCGGAGGTGAGTGATGAGTGAACGGAAGAGCAAATTGGCTTATGGCGTCGGCACAATGGATGCTGACTATGCGGTAAAGAAGTATGAAAACTGGCATGAGAATGGATGCAGGAAACAAAAGCTTTTATGGATCTGCCCTTTCTACATGAAATGGAACAGCATGCTTCAACGTTGCTACTCTGAGAAATTCTTAGAGAAATATCCTACATATAGAGGATTCTCTGTTTGTCAAGAATGGTTAACCTTTAGCAACTTTAAAGCCTGGATGAAAAAACAGGATTGGGAGCGTAAGCACCTAGATAAGGATATATTGTTTCCTGGGAATAAAATCTATAGCCCTTCCACATGTGTTTTCATTGATCCTAAAGTTAATACCTTCATTACTGAAAGTAATGCTTCTAGGGGCGAGTGGCTGATCGGAGTTTGCTGGCATAAAGCGGCTAATAAATTTATCTCTATGTGTAGAGATGGATCAGGTAAACGGAAGCACCTTGGGCTATTTGATACAGAGTTAGAATCTCATAAAGCTTGGGTCGAATATAAGCTTAAGCTCGCTTATCAATTAGCGGCTGAACAGTCTGACGAGCGAATCGCTCAGGCTTTGATTGCGCGCTATGAGAACTATTTGAGTGGCAAGCCATGATCATGGTCATCGCCTTCCTTGCCACTGCCGTAACGACCCTTGCGCTGGTTCAGTCGCCCATGTGGGCATCCCTTCTGCCGTTTGTGATGTTTAGTTTGGAGGCAAGCCATGACCGTTAAACTCACAGCTGCCGATCCGTTCGTGATCGTGTTCGCTATATACCTTTCCCTCACACAAAGCTGGCTATGGGCGCTGCTTCCGCCAATCGTTGTTCTGAGCTGGTTCTATTGCGTCCATTGGGATAGCAAGAACGGCTGGAGATTCAAGCATGCGCCGGGAGATGAGTAATGACTCAACAAGCAAAGCAGCCCTTCACGTGGGGCGAACTCCTGGCCTGGGCGATCCTAGCCTTCTTCGCTTGGCTTTACTGGGAGGCTTACATGCAGGGTGGTATATGGTAACGACGAAGTATTGCCCCCGCTGTAAATCCCCTCCGAACTAGCTTAACCCCCTTCCTTATTTATCACCTGCCATTAGGCGGGATAGGAGAAGTCATGTCTGAAATCATGGATTACGACCCTAACCTTGTTTATTGCGGCCGCATGGCTAAGCAGACTGTGCGATTGACTTTCGGTCAATGGAAATACAGAAAAACCATTGAGCTAGAGGTAGGCGGTAATTGCACCGGATTTGATGTTATTGATGCGGCGGTAGGATCTGCTTATACCCAGCTAGAACAGCGCGGAATATACGGATCAGACGAGACCTATGCCGTTATCTTTCTTGATAGTCAGGATGGCTCGGGCAATCAGCTCGAAGTTCAGGACGACGAGGATGAATATGAGGACTGGCTGAAGAAGATGCTTATATCCGCTGAAATCATCTCGATACGTCCAGATAAGCGCTAACCCCTTCCCCTTCCTTTATATACACCTGCCCTGCAGGAGGCACACCTATGGGCCAGCCAGCCTATCCCCCGCGATTTATCCGAGCCGGTGACGCGCCGGGTTACCTCGGCATGTGCCGGGATGAGTTCAACAAGACAGTAAGGCCCCACGTCAGGGAATTTCCCATAGGAATGCGGGGCGTCGGCTTTGACCGAGAAGAGTTGGATGCCTGGGCAGATGCGTACGTTGAGCAGGCAGCGATTGAAAAGAAAGGCGTTACGGGGCAACAATCCGCCCGCAGCGAGCGCCGGACAGGAGTTAAGCCATGGCGCGAAAAACGATCACAGGTATCTCGCAAAGAAACGGGATCTGGCACATCGATAAAAAGGTCGACGGAGTACGACTTTATGAAAGCACTGGAGTCAGTGACCGGCAAGAAGCCGAGCGTTATCTGATCCACCGCCTGGAGCAGCTGAGACAGCAAAAGGTATACGGGATCAGACAGGTAAGGCTGTGGGAGGAAGCTGCAGCAAGGTTTATCAAGGAGTTCAAGGATCAGCCGTCTATTCAGCTGACCGTGCAGTATCTGAAGCAGCTACACCCCTTCATTGGCTCGATACCCCTCACCCACATTGACGACGAAGCGCTTGAGCCGTTTATCAAGCACAAGCTGGAAGTGGACGGTGTGTCAGCCAGGACGGTGAACATCGCGCTTGAGCGGGTGATCAGGATCTTGAATCTGTGCGCCCGCAAGTGGAGGGACGAAGAGAAGCGGCCATGGCTGGATGCCGTACCCATGATCAAGAAGCTGGACGAGGCAAAGGCGGCACGCAAGCCCTACCCGCTTTCATGGGAGGAACAGACGATTCTCTTCGCTGAGTTGCCCGACCATCTCCGGCGCATGGCCTTGTACAAGGTCAATACCGGATGCCGGGAGCAGGAGGTGTGTAAGCTGAGATGGGAATGGGAAATCAAGGTGCCTGAGATTGGAACCAGCGTGTTTCTGATTCCGGCCGGCTTTGGTGGGAGGCACGAAAAGGCGGGAGTGAAAAACGGTGATGAGCGATTAGTAGTGCTCAACTCCGTAGCGATGTCGGTCATTGATGGGCAGCGCGGTCTGCATCCAGTCTGGGTGTTCCCTTACGGGGTAACAGATGGACAAGGACCCACGGCAGTACATCGAATGAATGACAGCGCATGGAAGAAGGCCAGGGTCAGAGCAGCTGACAAGTGGGAGCAAATACACAAGACCAGTGCTCACCCTGGGTTTCGGTCAATCCGCGTGCATGATCTTAAGCATAGTTTTGGCAGACGGCTTAGGGCAGCAGGCGTAACCGAAGAAGATCGCAAGGCACTATTGGGCCACAAGAACGGCAGCATCACCAGTCACTATTCCGGCGCGGAACTAGGACAACTGATTGACTCAGCCAACAAGGTATCGGCAACCGACTCGCGCGGTCCGGTCCTTACGATTTTGAAGAGGAAACAGGCATGA